CGGGGCTTATTTAGGTATTTTTGCTATCTTTCGTTCGAATGTGTTACCTTTGGACTTTCCATTAACTTTTGTTGTCATAGTTTGATATTTACTTAGTAAATTTTTATAATACAAAAATAGGGGCCAGGCCCCTATTTTAATTTTCTGATTCAAATCTCGTGAAACCGTTTTCTTTCACAACGCGCATGATATTGCTAACTCTGGAAATAAGTTCATCTTTATGTGATACTAACCAAATACTTTTATTTCTTTCTCTAGCCATACTTTTTAGTAGAGCTAACCCGTTTTCAACACCAGCTAAATCCATTCCGCTGTCTAATGTTTCATCGACAACAAGTAGATTGATAGGATGATACAATCCTTCCCAAACGTCTCTGAATGCAAAATTTAAGCTAAGAATTAATCTATTACGCTCACCTCTGCTTAAATTATCGAAATCTAGTTCTCTCCCTAGTTCTGTAATTTCAACAGTCAAATCATTTTTGAATACAACTTGATGAGGCAAGCCAATCTTCAACAAGTAATATTCTAAGCGTGAATTCAAATAACTCAAATTCTGGTCTATGATTTTCTTACGAATGAACGAATCTTTGTTTGTTAGAAGCTTTAACAAGAAATCTTGATGCTCACGAAGCCTAACTAATTCATTTAGATAATCATAGCTTACTTCTTCTAAGCCAACTTCTTTCATTTCTTTAATCTGTTCGATATACGGATCAGATTCAGCTAGTTTAAGCTCAATTGTTTTCTGTAAGGTTTCAATTTCACTCTTGTGATTATATGCCTCTTCTACATTGTTATAAAAAGTAGTAGGAATTATTTTCGGAATTTCAATGAAGGATTTCTTGATTTCTTGTTCGAGAATCAACCGATTATTCGTTTCTACTAAGCTTTCTAACTCAGATAGCTGTTTTTTATAATCATCTTTAGTTTGTTCTGCATGAGCATCATGAACTTCCTGGCCACATGCATGACACTTATGCGCTTCTAAATTTACGAGATACTTTTCTATCTTTTGGATACTCTTAGCATCCTTAGCTACATCATTCGTCAATCTATTAATTGTATCTTCAATACGCCTCAATTCTTGACTATTTGCTTTGATAGACACCAATTGGTTGTGTGTCTCAATTTCAGAAGCGACATCCAAATGCATCAATGAGTCTAGTGCTCCATGATATACATCTAAATCTTGATTCTTTTTTCGATTCCAAAGAGTCTGTTTTCGTTCAATGCTTAAAATTTGATCTTGAATTTTTGTATTCGCATCTGATACGCCCTTGATACGATATTCTTCTTCAGTAATCATATCTTTAGTGGCCTTGACCAACTCTTTTAACTTTTCAGCTTTCTCAGATAGCAACGTGATACCTAGCAATTGCTCAATGATTTCCCTCTGGTCGTTAGCTTTGAGACTTAAAAATGGTTCAGTATATGTATTCAATCCAACTATGTGCTTGAACATATCATGAGATAGACCCAATGTTCTAACAATATCAGCTTGAGTTTCTTTGCTGTCACCTTGCGCCGCATCTTCTTTTACTTGTTGTTCAACAGAATTAATAAAGAAGCGCAAAACATTTGGCTTACGACCACGTTCAATTCGATATTCTTTACCATCAATTTCAAAATCGATAGTAACGAGCATCCCTTTGCCATTCGTCAAATTAATGAGATTATCACGTCGAATATTACTAATAGCTTGTCCATATAAACCATAGCTAATAGCGTTAAGAATAGCAGACTTACCCACACCATTCCGAGCACCGGCATCATTACCTCCTAAATCTAAATTCTCACCTAACACCATTGTCAAGTCATTTCTATCGAAATTGACTCCCTGGCTGACTGCTCCTACAGACATAAAATTTCTGCAGGTTAAACTCTTAATTTTTATTGACATTAAAGGCTCCTGTAGATATCTAATAATAATTGGTTGTTAAAGAATTCACTAGAAATATCATTGATGTTTTCAAAAACTACCTGGTCGACGGTCTGAAACTTGATTTCGCCAGTGGTCGAATCATGCTCATGCTCAGAATTTTTAGTAGGTATAAGAGTTAGTTCTCTTAACGAGTATTGTTTAATGAATGTTTCTTTGATGAAATTAGCTTCCTCATAAGAAATATCCACATCAAGATTTACTTTGATATGTCGTTTTGGTTTCAAAAATTGTGCAGGATCTTCTAGAATCTGAGATAGACTATAGATTCGATATGCTGGCGCCCCCGGCCAAGCATAATATGCTGGCTCTTGCCCCCATTCTAAGATCATGATGCCTCTATCATCATCTCCTTCATCAGAGAAATTATGAGGGAAACAATTTCCCATATAAGTAATGTTCCCATTTGTTTGCCGTTTATGAAAATGTCCACTAAACACATGTCCAATTTTTGAGAGTTGTTCTCTCTTAGGACCATTGCTATGCTCTGGCATTTGAATTTGAGCATTCATATAAAAACTAGGCAATTCAAAATGTCCCAACATGTATTGTGCAGAAATCTTACTCAATTTTTTGTAATCATCACCGATCAGCCACGGAACGATACTAACATCGCCTTGTTTAAAGAATTCATTTACGATAGTAATATTTGGAAGATGTTTTGCAAATTCCATACTTTGAATTTGCCTGCTTTCCTTCCAATATAAATCGTGATTTCCAGGAATGAAATACGTTTGATCGAACGCTGCGCTTACTAGTTCTAACCCTTTCAATGCATAGTTCAACGTATGAACATTAACGCTTGCTCTATTGTTGTGATAGTCGCCTAGGAAGAAACATGTTTCACATCCTTGTTCCTTAGCGACTTTAATCATCCATTCAATAAACTCAATGCAATCATTGTTGTGGGCTAAGCTGTTACTAGATTTTCCGAAATGGATATCTGTAAAAAACACTGCCTTCTTAAATAAATTTGTAGTCATTCAATGATTATGCAGGATTTGTAAATGATTAGCAATACTAATTCATCCATCAATCATCATAATTGTTCCATTCATTTTGCCGAGTAAATGAAGGATTAAGATTATATGATTCTAGGATATCGTCTCTCAGTGATTGTCGTTTCTTTTCCTCATTGAGGATACGACAGAAGGAGTTAGTGGTGACAGTGGTGTAGAATGCGAATGGATTGTTGCTCTTTGATTCATCAAATTGTAATCCAACTTGTGATAATTGTAGAAGGGCTTGTCCACGCATCTCATCATTGTATGTGTAACTGCGCCAATTACTTCTTGTAGCATACCTATCACACAACTTGATAAACATTTCAGCTAGTTTTCGTGTCATCGCGCCGTGATCTTTAGAGAAATGACCATCTTCCAATGTGCCTTTCCAATGGCTTTTACCCACCAAGGTAATCTTACCATCTACATACTTGAAATGCTGAAACGGAGGGAAATTGACTTTGACATATTTCATCTTAGGTTTAGCTATGCCAGACTCTGCATCTAAATCAATTACCGGAACTTCTATTATGGTTACTTCTTCGAACAATGAATCTTCAGGGAAAAATTCTTCAATTTTTAGCTTAGCTTCTTTTTTAGTTTTTACTGCTTCCATCGGAATATGTCCCCATGTCATGATTCGAAATACAATTTCATCATCAGAAATAGTTATGGGATCAATTTGAAAATCTTCGGATTTTGGTTTTACGATCCCTGCTGCTTTAGCATCTATCAGTCCTTGGTCGTATGCTATTTTTGATAAGCGATCAGCACGATTTTGTCTGCCTTGTTCTATACTTTCTGGAATCAAATCTACATTAGGTAGAATGATATCGTAATATGCATCAGTTTTTTCAGTAAAACAGCAATATGTAATTTTGCTTTTTGCGATTTCAAATAAGAAATCCTTGTTATTGATATAATTGGCCATCTAAATTCCTTCCTTATATACTTATTATACATCCACAGTCAAACATTCTAAGTAAAACTGGTTCTACTATAATAGCATGCTATTATGCAACCGATAAATATTGTATACACATAATGGCTTACTAATGGGATTTCTAGATAATATCACTAGCACAGTAGATAACACTGTCAATAGTGCAACTAGCTATATCAACAATAATGTTGGTAGCTTCGTTTCGTCTCAAACATCTCAAGCGCTAAATTCTGCGCAAACATTTGTTGATACGAATTTGACGAATATTGCAAATGTATCAGCAAATAGATTAATTTCTAGTGGCCTAGGGAATTCAGCTCTACGATCATTAATTCCATCTGTAGGTTTCAATCTTTCTGGTGCATTAGGTGGAGCAACGCCAGCGAATGATTGGCGAGTAAGAATCAGTTTGCCTCCCGCCGCGGGAATATTTTATCAATCTTCAAATCCTGGTATCCAATGGCCGTTAATCGGAACAAGTGGAGTCATTTTTCCATACACTCCGACTGTTGGGTTATCACACACAGCAGATTATGAATCAGCAACATTGACGCATTCTAATTATGCGAACTATTTTTATAAAGGTTCTCAAATATCTGAAATTAATATTTCAGGACAATTTACAGTTCAGAATGTTCAAGAAGGTGCATATCTTATGGCTGTTATTGAATTTTTCAGAAGCGCAACAAAAATGTTTTTTGGACAAGACACATTAGCAGGAAATCCGCCTCCTCTCGTATATTTAGATGGGTATGGTGCCAATTATTTTCCTCATGTTCCTTGTGTTGTTAAATCATTTTCTCACGAAATGCCGAATGATGTCGATTATGTCGAAATTCCATCGTCATCCCCGCAACAATTTGGAGCATCAATAGTGCAAAATTTAATTACTAATAGCTCACTAAGCACAAGATTGCCAACTATGAGCACAATTACAATTACAGTGGCCCCAATTTACAGCAGACAAGTATTGCATAACAATTTTACATTGGGTCAATTTGCTGCTGGACAATTAATTCAAGGTGCAGGAAACTTCTTATAATGAGTACAGTGCAATATTCAGCAACATCTCCATACTATACTACTGATACATTTGGTCAGTTTTTAGACGTTATCAATTTCAGAAATTTTCCAAAGTATATTGATGATCAAGTATTTCAGATTAATAAGATTTATGAATTTCGCCCAGACCTACTAGCGTTTGACTTATATGGCAATGCAGGGTTGTGGTGGGTATTTGCTGTCAGGAATCCGAATGTTATCGAAGATCCTATCGGAGATTTTGTATCAGGCACGAACATTCAACTTCCATCTAAGCAAACATTAACGACAGCATTGGGAATTTAAGATGCCTGGATTAACAAATAGCTCAGGACAGTTAACAACTGACGCCATCAACAACATTAATTCTGGTGGTGAGCCACTCCCAAATGGAACAGACTTGGGTATAGGATTGAATAATCCACCTATACCACAGAGTCCTGCTACGAGCTTAACTAACCCCTCTGACAGTATTAGTACCTCTGCTATATCGGGCCAGCCAGGCACTCCGGGTATTTTTACTGCAACAACTCAGGCATCGACTTACAATTTTACAACTCCAGATGGAAAGATAGATACATCTTCATCCTCAGCGCTATTGAATAGCACGACCTTAAATTCATCAGCTGCAAGTTATCTTCCAGGATCGTTAGTTGGTGTAGATGCTGGAATTGGACAATTAGCTATTTCAGATATTTCATCTAGCGGACAATCTGCATCTAACTCAGCCCCTAGACCAAATATATTAGATAGTTATCCTACATATACATATAGATTTTCATTGATGATGGTTCCCCCGGGAACATACAATGATACGATTGCTAATCCAGAATCATTTGTTCCATCAAATGTATTGATTGCTAGTGCAGGATTGTATGGTAATAACACATTTACTAGAAATGCATTGTTTACCGATGATTTTTATTTTGAAAATGTCGAAATTGAGACAATCATTGGGCTAAACGCAGAGACTAGAGGTTCTAATGCTATCAGCATGAAATTCGATATCATTGAACCATATGGTTGTACTCTACTTAACAGATTAATTGATTGCACAGCATCTATAGGTGGTTATAACTACATTAGCATGCCGTATATTTTTCAAATTGATTTTGTGGGATATGATACCAATGGGAATCCTGTTAATCCGATTCCTGGAACAACTAAAATTATACCTATTCATTTGATCAGTATGAAAATTAACTATAATGAGAAAGGTACGGTTTATAAAGTAGAAGCGATTCCAGTAAACCATTCTGCATATAATGATACACATGTAATCATTCCTGCAAATTTTGAGATTTCTGCATCTACTATCAATGACTTTTTTAATGCTACGGCAGCACAGGCATCAAACGTATCGCCTAATAGGCAAGAATCTAATACTGTAGCAGCAGCACAAAGAATTCAACAGCTTCAGGGTGCAACAACAGATAATCAAACACAAGCTTTGTTGAATGCGCAAAGCACGGCCTCAGGTCCCGCAACAGATGCGTCTAGCCAAACAATGATAGTAACAGGTGTGAAGGATGCATTGAATCAATGGAATGCTAACTTAGTTCAAAATAACTCTATGCAAAAACAAGATGAATATGAATTTGTATTCGACCCGTCAATTGCTAGTGCTAAACTTACTATACCAGCAAGAACTGATCCAAAAAATACTCAGTATTTGAATGATAAAGATGAAAAAGATTATAAGCTTAAGGGAGCACAAAGTTCTCAGAATCAAGGAATCTATACTCTTAATTATAAAACAAACACATTTAGAATAAATGCTGGAACGTCAATCATTGATTTGATTAACAATATAATCAGAAATAGTGATTACATGACAAATCAATTAACTGATCCCACGACCGGAGCACAATCATCAGAAACACCTAGCACCTCAACCACTAATCAAAATAAACCATATGATCATTGGAGAATAACAACGCAAGTACAGTTGTTAGATTTTGATAAGACTAGAAACAAATATGCAAAAAAAATTACGTATTATATAAACAAATACACAATGTATAATATTAGGTATCCGTACGCACCTCAGGGAAAAGCAAGTAAGTATGTTAAAGATTATCAATATCTATTCACAGGTGAAAATACTAGTATTATTGATTTAGATATGTCTTTCGAAGGATTATTTTATACAGCAGTGACGGCATTTCCTGCGCAAGGCCAAGCAACCTCTTCTCAGTCTCTGACAGATAAAAATAATCCACAAGTGCAAAATAATTTGATCCCTGCCCAGGGCAATATAAGTCCTAGTAGTTTTCAACCGGTGTCAGGCATAATGTCTGCTACAGCCCCGGGATATGCATTTAAAGACACTAGAACAACTATGGCAGCAGATTTGCATGCCAATTTGTTATCTAAATCTCAATCTGATATGTTGTCTATAACAATGGAAATTATAGGTGACCCTGATTTTATTAAGCAGGATGATATTTTGTATATTGGAAATAATGCATCCAATATACACGGTTCTATTCCGATGGACACAGGAGAAGTGGATGTTAGATTAACATTTAAATCTGCTGGTGATTATGATATGAATACTGGACTTTTATCAAAAACGACATATCAAGCAACTAATAATGTTTTTAATGGGTTGTATAGAGTATTGCAAGTAACGTCCACGTTCACTAGCGGGCAATTTACACAAAAACTAAGTATGGTCAGATTGCCTAATCAAACTAATGATTATACAGCGCAAGGGACGACTAATTCTGATACTAGTGCAGAAAGATCGGTGACTGGTTATGATACCCCGTCGGGAATAAATTCTACACAAATCGGAGCATCAGTCTTGGCAGGTGCATCAATTGGTAATGGGGCTATTTCAACAGCAAATAATTTAGTTGAGAATGCAGTAGATCAAGTTCCTAATTTACCATCACCTACAAATGTGGTTCAAATAGGGCAAACTCCGTTTGTTAGTGATTTCACCGGAACAGTATCAGATATACTGGCTCCCGGTAGCAACGGCACAGGAGGCAACGGGGCATTACCGAATCCAGAATTGAATGTAGTAGTAATTCAAGATCCTAATAGTAGAAGACAATAAAGGTTAAACAATGTTAGATAAAAGAGTTGGTCGTAAACAAAATGATATTTACGACAGAAATCTTGCACCAGGTGTTAGAATTGATGCAGGCCCATATGAAGCTATTGTTAAAAACGTAGTAGACCCGGCTCGGCATGGTCGCTTGCAAGTTTATATTCCTGAATTAGGTGCTAATGATACTAGCGCAGCTACACAAAATCCAGAAGATCCAACATTCTGGAGAACAGTTAGTTACGCTACACCTTTTTATGGAGTAGTTAATCCTAATACAGGTAAAAATTCTCAACAGACAGAACAAAATCAATTTGGGTACACTAAACAGAGCTATGGTATGTGGTTTGTGCCGCCTGATCCTGGAACAACTGTTTTAGTTATGTTTGTTAATGGAGATCCGAATCGTGGCTATTGGTTTGCATGTGTACCTGACGGAACAAATCATTATATGGTACCTGGTCTTGCATCAAGCACCAATTTAGCTGATAGCTCTGCTCCGGACGCCCCTGTTGTAGAATTTAATGATAAAATTGATGCATTAGCAACTAAGACTGATTTTTTAAATAATCCTCACCCTCTGCATACTGTTCAATATCAAATTTTGCAGACTCAAGGATTAGATAAAGATACTTTACGTGGTACAACTACAAGCAGTAGTCAACGAGATATTCCTGGAGCAGTTTTTGGAATAAGTTCTCCAGGTCGGAGAGATCCTGACTTAGCACAAGATCCTGAATTTGCGGCAAAGTTACAAAACGGAACATTTCAACAGTCAGATTTTGATGTTGCAGCACGTCAAGGTGGGCACACATTTGTTATGGACGATGGTGATGTATTTGGTGAGAATCAATTGTTCAGATTGCGTTCATCTTCAGGCCATCAATTTTTGATGCATGATAATGGAGGAGTAGTCTACATAGCTAACGCTAAAGGAACAGTCTGGATTGAATTAACTAATGCTGGTGATTTTAATATGTTCGTGCAGGGAGATTTTAATCTGCATGCGAATGGTTCTTTAAATATGAAATTTGATAAGGATGTTAGAATCGATGCAGGTGGAAACTTTCAAGTAAATGCTAAAGGTAATTTGCAGCTACAAGGAAGTAATTTATACGCGAATAGTAAAGCAGATACAAACTTTACAACTGGAAGTAACTTGCTATTTAAGGCAGGGGCACAACTCAATATGTCTAGTGGATCAGGGACAAATGTGACGTCGCCCGGAACACTAAATTTCAATGCAAGTCATATAGGATTGAATGATGGTGGCGGAGCATCAGTTCCATCAGCACCATCATTAAGTGATCCTGTATCTCAAAAAATCCCCACGCATGAACCATGGCAAAGGCCTGTAGATCCAAATAGCCAGGCGCCCACCTCAGGATTCACATCAACTGTGCCTGCCACTAAGAACGGCCAAACACCATCACAAGATGCTGCTAAAACACAGACGGGTAAAGGTGTTAAAAAGGGTGCACCATTATCAGTATTACAAAATCAGCCGACACCTAGTAAATCAATCGGAACACTGTCTACTTCTCAGACACAAGCATATCTAGCCCAAGTCGGATATAATGAAAGTGGAGATAACTATAGTGTTCAAGGTGGTTCAAATGGACATTATTTAGGAAAGTATCAAATGGGAGCATCAGCATTAGTAAGTCAAGGTTATATTTCGCCAGCGTCATATAATGCTGAAGGAAATGCCGTAGTCAATGATCCATCTGCTTGGACTGGACAAAATGGTATCAATTCTGCACAAGATTTTTTGAACAATCCAACAGTTCAAGAAAATGTTATGACTAATTATACACAAAGCAATTACAATGCAATGGTTCAGAACGGTGCTATCCAGCCAGGCGACGATCCTGGCACGGTTGGCGGCATGATGCAAGTTGCTCACTTGTTGGGTGCTGCTGGAGCGAATACATGGAGAAATACTGGTTCAGGGTCAGATGCATTCGGCACAACCGGCTCGCAATATTTTAATCAAGGCCGTTACGGTGTTGACGTATTGGGTTCAGCTTCAACGACTGGCACGAGTTCTAACTAAATAATAATATGTCAACCTACATTGGATTTTCAACAATCGGTCAGACAAAGAAATTTACTTTGTCTGATATAGATTTAGTTATCAGGGATATTCTCAACAATTTTAACATTCGAAAGGGTGAGAAGTTGATGAATCCTAATTATGGCACTATCATTTGGAATCTATTGTTTGAAAATTTTACAGAAGATGTGAAATCTGCGATGGTAAAAGATATTCAGACTATAGCAGGCAATGATCCTCGTGTATCTTTGTCAAATATTATTGTTACGCAGTTCAACAAAGGGATTCAATTGGCTATTACATTGACTTATATTCCCACAAATCAAACAGCAAATATGTTGCTAAGTTTTTATAATGAAAATCAACAACTTTTCTCTACAGTAACAGCAGCATAACTAAAATTCGCCATAAAAATCAGATAAATATTCTATTATCGGGTTAAACATGGCCTCACAAAATCTACAAGCAGTCAACGACTGGACAAAAATATATCAAGCCTTTAGTCAGGCAAATTTTCAATCATATGACTTTCAGACTATTAGAAAGGCTATGATCGATTATTTGCGTTTAAACTACGCAGAAAATTTCAACGATTTTATTGACAGTAGTGAATATATTGCATTAATTGAATTGATTGCATTCTTCGGTCAGAATCTAGCGTTCCGCGGTGACTTGAATTCACGAGAAAACTTTATTGACACTGCTGAACGCAGAGACAGTATTTTAAAGTTGGCACGACTTGTTAGTTATAATCCAAGCAGAAACATTCCTGCAAACGGTCAAATGAAACTAGTTTCTCTGTCAACAACAGAAAGTGTAATAGACAGTCTAGGAAACAATATTGCAAATATTTCAATAAATTGGAATGATCCATCAAATCTCAATTGGCAAGAGCAATTTAATTCGATACTTAACGCTGCGTTTTCGCCTGCGCAAAAAGTCGGCACACCGTCTGCAACTAATTTAGTGAATAACATCACTACAAATGTATATCAAGTGAATTCACTATCAAATGTATTGCCAGTGTTCTCGTTCCAAAATAAAGTTAATGGGACTAACACCTCATTTGAAGTGACTGGCACTAATATCAATGATGGAACTATTGCAGAAGTAGATCCTACACCTGGCGCACCATTTTCATTATTCTATCAAAATGACAATGCAGGAAATACGAGCCCTAATACCGGTTTCTTCGTTCGATTCACACAAGGGACGCTTGCATATCAAGATTTTAATATCACTGAAGTTCTAACTAATCGAGTAATTAGTGTAAATTTTGATAACATTAATAACACAGACATTTGGTTGTATCAACTTGACGCAAATAATAATCCGACAACACTTTGGGAACAAGTCCCTGCTATATCAGGGGTCAACATCGCGTTCAATAGTATTTCGGCTACAGACAGGAATATATATCAAGTTGTTTCTAGAGCAAATGATCAAGTTGATTTAGTATTTGGTGATGGTGTATTTGCAAATATCCCTCAAGGAACATTCAGAGTCTACTATCGTATCAGCAATGGATTGACTTATGTTATTAGCCCTACAGAGATGCAACGAATTGTTGTGCCCGTCAATTACATTAGTAGACTAGGCAGAATTGAAACAATGACAGTTACAGCAAGTTTGCAATATACTGTTGCAACAGCAACTAGCAGAGAATCGTTAGCAGACATTAAATTAAAAGCACCACAGCAATACTATACACAGAATAGAATGGTGAATGGTGAAGATTATAATATCTTTCCATATACATCCTTCAGCACGATTGTAAAAGCAAAAGCAGTAAATCGAGTATCTAGTGGTATCAGTAGATTTATTGATGTTATAGACGTAACTGGAACATACAGTAGCACGAATATATTTTGTGATGACGGGATCATTTACGAAGAAGAAGATGATCAATCTTTTACGTTTAGCTTTACTAATAATAATGATATCAACAATGTTATTACGGGAGAAATTCAAGAAGCATTAGAAGGTCCAGAAATGCTACAATTCTTCTATGCAAACTTCCCTAGATTTACTTCTGCATTGACTTGGAATCAAGTTACTGCAACTACAAGCAATGCGACAGGATATTTCACAGATTCCACTGGAAAAATTGTTGAACTAGGTAGTTTTTCACAAACAAACAATAAGTATATAACTCAAGGTGCACTGATTGAATTTACTGCACCTGCAGGATTCTATTTCTCAACGATCGGATTATTGATGGCGGGATCGCCAGTCAATCCAGGTGATTCTACAGTATTATATTTTCAAATAGGAGCAGTAGTTGGTGATGGCACTGCGAATGGGACAGGGATATTGTCTACAGGTTATGGTCCTGTTGTAATTGATGGTATCCTGCCAGGCAATGCCGTAGTAACATCGATAATTCCTCAATATCAATTTCAAGTTTCTTCATCGCTTAGTCAAACTATGTTGACTAACTTTGTTACTAATGTGACATTTGGTGTTAGATATGATGTACCAACAAGTTCGTTAGTGATTATTAATTCTCAAAATTTGAATACAACAACACCATTCTCATTACAATTCGCCGGCGATACATCAAATCAAAACTTAGATAATAGTTGGTTGGTCTGGTTCCAACCAACTTCCATTGGATACAATGCATTTTATAGAGGTCTTGCATATATCTTTGAGAGTGTGGGTGAGACAACGTTCTATTTTGATCCTCTAGCCAAAGTATATGATTCATCTACAGGTCAAGTAGTTGCAGATACGATTAATGTGTTGAAAATTAATGCGCAACCTGACACATCCATCGGATTTCTGAATGACATTTCATGTTCAGTATTAGATTCAATTACTGCAAGCGATGGTTATGTAGACCCTAATAGAGTTAAAGTAACATTCAGTAGTATCAATGGAAACGGAGCACCAGACAATCCAGATTTTTTCATCGACATAGTAAATCCAACCGTAAATGTAACTAATAAGATTGTATTTTTTGAGCAATCAACTACGTATGGTGGGTATATCAAATACACACCAGTTGCTCCTGGCATAATTATTAATGCATATGCGACTCAAGCGCAAATTAAATCAGCAGTTAACACGTTTACAATTGGCACAACATTCTATGCTACGAGCGAAGGCGTATTCTATCAATCTGCAAATACAATCAATCCAGTTACTGGACTGTATACTGCAACAACTTTGAGTGTAGTTACAAATTACATCACCAGGACAGGTCGATATGGGCTATATTTTCAATATAAGCACAATGCTATCGGTAGTAGAAGAATTGATCCTAGCCCGATGAATTTGATCGATATCTACTTACTGACGCAAGCGTATGACACATCTTATAGAAATTGGATTCAAGATACTACAGGAACTGTTGTAGAACCCAGCGCGCCAACAACAGATGAATTGTTTGATGCATATAATTCACTAAACAATTACAAAATGATAAGTGATGAATTGATTTTCAATAGCGCCGTATATAAACCTCTATTTGGTTCGAAAGCAGACCCATCATTACAAGCTAATTTCTTAGTAGTAATGAATCCATCTACGAATGCTACTCCCAATGAAGTCCAGACTGGCATTATAGGTGCAATTAACAATTATTTCTCTATTAGCAATTGGGATTTCGGAGAAACATTTTACTATTCAGATTTGGCTGCATATCTACATACGCAATTGGCATCAGAAATTAGTTCAGTATTACTAGTGCCAGCAGCAAATAATCAATCTTTCGGTAGTCTCATGCAAGTAAATGCAAATTTCAATGAGATTTTGATTTCTGCTGCAACTGTGGATAATGTTCAAATCATATCCTCTATTACTGCATCGCAAATTAAAGCAAGCAATGTAATTTTTAGTTGAAATAAATTTCGTAAAATAAAAGAAGCCCGCAGATTCAAAAAGTGGGCTTTTTTATGGCATAAATATCTTTAACAGATATAAAATGATAAACCTATGGCTACTTTACGCAGTTTAGACTACCTCCCTTCGATTTTCCGTACTGATACAAATAGAAAAGTTCTAGGTTCCACCCTAGACAAATTAACTACGGAACCTCAATTACAAAAAATTAGTGCTTTTGTGGGTAGAACTTTTACGCCTACCTGGAAGCAAGGTGACGGGTATATTGTCGAAACGACTACTGACAGAGCAAATTATCAATTAGAGCCTAGTCTTGTAATTACAGATAGCACTACAGGCTTAGTATCCTCAGTTACAACATATCCAGATTTGATTAACAAATTAGCTAATTACAATGTTCCTGTAAATAATCACTCTAGACTTTTTGAAAATGAATATTACAACTTCAATCCATTGATTGACGAAGATAAATTTATAAACTTTTTCCAATATTATTGGGTCCCAGAAGGTCCACCAGTTGTTAATGTTAGTACAGTAACCATTCCGTTAAATGAAACATTTTTAGTTTCATCTAACAATCAAGCAAATTACGTACAATTTGATCAAGCTGGAAATGACGCAAATCCTACTCTGAATCTTTCTAGAGGAGGTACGTACTCTTTTGTGTTAAACACAAATGTTGAAAATTTCTGGATTCAGACACAACCGGGGCTTAGTGGTTTTAACACTGTGCTAACCACTGTTCCTACTAGGCAAATTGACGGCGTAAGTAACAATGGAGCGTCGTCACTTCAAACTGTAACTTTTACTGTCCCACAATCAGATGCTCAAGATGGTTACATAAACATGCCTCTTGCTGCAACTATTAACATTGCTTCTGATTTGACATATGCGCAAATTGCTGATATGCCATTAAATGGTATCATTTCTAATTATGATGGAATTGACGGGCTTCGTTATATCAACAATAAGATCATTATTTTCTCTAACCAATCAAATTCTAATTCTGATTGGACTTCTAGTCAAACGCATACGGTAGTGCCTATGACTGAGCGATTCGGCACATGGTTGTTGACTATAGATACAAATAATTATATTAGACTTTCACCACTAAGTTCTGTGCCAGTCGGTCAAAAAGTTCATGTACTTGAAGGTGATGCATATGCTAACAGAGAATTTGCTAGAAGCACTAACTATGACAATTCGTTTGAATTGATTCCAGTTATCACAGCGAATCTTCAGACTTTGTATTATCAAACTACTAATAATGCTAACCAATTTGGGGTAATTAATATTGTTAATACTCCCACTTCATCAGTAATTGATGTAACTACTGAAATTCTAGGCAGAACAACATACACAAGTCCAGACGGAGTCCAGTTTACAAACGGATTGAAAATTATTTTCGGAGACGATGTTACTCCATCTAATTATCAATTTAATGCATATTATGTTGAGGGGGTTGGGCAATCTATCGAATTGGTCCAAGTAAATACTTTAGTAACTCCAGAGCCGTATGCTAACACTGCAATCGGGCTAACAGAGCCTGACTATCTTACTATGCAACGTTCTAGTGAAGATAGAAATCCATGGGCAAGATCAAACAGATGGTTTCATATTGATGTATTGCAATCTGCTGCAAATTATAATAGCACATCTTTAGTATTAGATCCTACTAAGCGTGCAATTAGACCAATAATTGAGTTTGAAAAAAATTATCAACTCATAAACACTGGCGCATCATTTTTCGATGTTGTAAATTTAATTGATTTTTCTGTAACTGATCCATTCTCTCAAGTAGAAGGAAAGCAAGGATTTTATGTAGATCAAGTTAAATTGACAAATGGCGTAAAAGTAATATTTGCAGGTGCTACAAATCCGACAGTTAGACAAACTGTATATGAAGCACAATTAATTACTGTGACTGCTGGTGCAAACCCGCAGCTAAATTTAACTCCATTGGAAGTCGCACAAGAAAATCAAAACATCATTATATCGGAAGGAACTAAGTATACTGGTGTTTCAATGAATTTTAATGGCAACGATTGGGTTACTAATCAAGAAAAATTCTCTGTAAATCAACCCATCTTATTTGATATGTTTGACACTGCAGGAAACAGTTTTACAGAACAAACATTGTATCCTGGAACAACATTTATTGGAACAAAGATTTTTGGTTACACAATTGGAACTGGGTCACCTGATTCAGTGCTGGGTTTCCCTATTACATATCGAACATTCAACAATGTAGGTGATATTCAATTTACAAACTTTTTCGATACAGATGTATTCTCATACTTGAGTAATGGACTAACTGTTACTAAAAATATCAACATAGGCTTTTTGCATAAAACTGATTCCAGTGCTGCATTGGGTTATGATTTGAGAAATGTGTGGTCAACTGCATCAGAGGAAAGTAAGCAATATCAACATTTCACTTATACTTATACAAGTGGTGCAACTCAATTCCTAATTGACGTCACACCTGAAACTTCAACTTTAGTTGAAAATATATTGCTATATGTAAATGATCTGTATGTTGAAAATGATCTGTATGCTATAGAACAGCTGGACATTGGATTGTATGTAGTAATGAACGTCACATTAAATCCAGGCGATAAAGTAGATATTTTCATCTACAGTCAAGAGTCAACATCAATTGGCTATTATGAAATTCCAGACAACTTAGAAGATAATGCGCAAAATGCAACTATCGATACAGTTACCTTAGGTCAATATAGAAGCCACATTAGCGAGCAGTTTATTTCAGCTACACAATCCTTAGGTATAATTCCTGGTCTTGCAGTTGCAAATTACTTACCTGCTATCGTGGATACATCAGACACAACACAAATAACTGCTGACACAGCAGGTGTGACTGCTGATAATGTATCACAATTTGCTTCACAAAAAACAAATGTATTTGCATTTTCTGAAAATACACAAAATCAAATATTGACCTCAGACACAACATTATTTGATGCTGATACTACATTGTATTCTGGTGATAATGTATCATCTCCGAACTTGACTTACGGCGGCACAGGAGTAGAAACTCAAAATCTTCGTGATTTTCCTAATATCTACAAATATAAAGGAAAAATCATTCAGAATAGTGCAGGCTTGCAGTATGCTGAATTATTTTTATTGAATAATAATTACAATTTCATCAATGCGATACGCCAGGCTAGGTATGAATACAACACTTTCAAGACAAAATTCTTGCAAGCAGCAATTACGATTAGTGATATTGATCAATTAGCTACGCCAGCAGCAGTCGATGCGATAATGAAATATATTAATGCGAATAAAGATATTTCATTCCCATATTACTATAGTGATATGATTCCATATGGATCAACAGGCGTTACTACAACATACAATGTTGCTAACCCTACACAACTTAATTATAATATCTCTGCAATTTTTGATCCAACTGAATTGTCTAATAGAGCAGTATTAGTATACCATAATGGTGTGCAATTGACTAGAGGATTGAACTATCAATTTAGCACAACTAATGCTGTTATTGAATTTATCAATACTACATTTGCTGCAGGTGATGTGATAAGCATCGTGGATTATTCTAGCACTGATGGTTCATTAGTGCCGGAAACTCCCACTAAGCTAGGTTTATACCCCGCATTCATTCCTCAGATTGTTCTAGATAATACGTATCAGACTCCGATGGATGTTATCATTGGTCATGACGGTAGTTATACTCCTGCATTCGGAGACTTCCGAGATGATCTTTTGTTAGAACTAGAATTGCGTATCTATAATAACATTAAGACTACGTATACCGATAAACTTGATGTCAATTCAATTATTCCTGGTAAGTTCAGAACTACTGACTATTCGATTTCTGAAATTAATCAGATATTGTCTGGAGAATTTCTAACCTGGGCAGGAATTAATAAGGTAGATTATTCTGACAACAATTGGTTCCAAAGCAATAATGCATTTACTTGGAATTATAGCTCATTCGAAGATAAAGACAATCAACAGTTGCATGGTTACTGGAGAGGTATCTATGAATATTTCTATGATACTACTCACCCAGATACCCGCCCTTGGGAAATGTTGGGATTTTCACAAATTCCAGACTGGTGGATAAGTCAGTATGGTCCTGCACCTTATACTAAAGGCAACACATTGTTGTGGCAGGATCTTGAGGCTGGCTATGTTGGTGGTGGAAATAATATTGGAATAAACCCATTATATGCACGCCCAGGGTTATCTAACTATATTCCGGTCGATTTAGCTGGGAATTTGTTACCACCCACTCAAGTAGTTACGAAAAATTTTGATTCATCATTGGCAGATGCGAATTATGAGTTCGGAGATGTTGCACCGCCAGAATACGCTTGGAGAAGTTCTAGTGAATATCCATTCTCAATTCAAATTTTGGAAGCATTAGCTAAACCTGCAAAATATTTCGGTTTGCTAATTGATAACGGATATCAAAAGAATGCAAGTCTAAATCAATTTTTGTTTACTGATAATGAACGATTTAAACAAACAGATACGTCATTTAATGGAACAACTGTCAATAATTTGATAGTCCGCCAAGCAAGTTATACAAACTGGGTAGCAGATTATATTAGAACTCAAGGTATCAATCCATCGACTACTTTGCTTTCTGACATAACAGCAATGACAATTCAACTTGCATATAAGATGGGTGCATTTACAGATCAAAATTATTTGAATGTAATTTTGGAACAAAACACACCTGCTACAACTACGCAAGGCATTTTAGTTCCAGTGGATAATTATAGTGTTTCTTTGATTAAATCTGCGCCAGTCACTACAGCAACTTACAGCGCAGTTATTGTTGAATTAACTTCAGGCGGATATTCAGTCCGTGGCTATGATGCAACTACACCATATTTCAACATAGTTCCTAGTGTATCTAGTAGCAATGCTGTAACTATTTCACAAGCAGGCGCAACAGCAACGATATATCAAGATTATACACCTGTCCTAATGTCAGTTGCATACGGATCTACATTTACTACTAAGCAACAACTTGTAGATTTCTTAGTAAGCTATCAGAGATACTTGAATGCTGTTGGATTTAATTTCTCAGATAGAAGTTCTGCGTTGAATCAACAACAAGATTGGTATCTAAGTTCTAACGAATTCTTAGCCTGGAGTCAGCAAGGATGGGACGTCGGAGCAGCTATCGTATTAAGTCCTGTAGCGAATAAATTGCAATTGTTGTCAGCATTGTCTGTAGCAGATTCGTTGCAAGATAATGCATTTGGCGCAAGAATCTTAGATTTGAATTTTAATGTAATCGATAACACGCGTTATACAGTATTACGTGATTCGTCGGCAACTCCGAATATTTTTGCAGTTGAGGTAGTAGACGGAACAACGATTGGTTTGATGACTATTAATTTAGTGCAATGGGAACATGTGTTGGTATTTGATAACATCACTTCATTTAACGACATTATATATCAGCCGGCAACGAGTGATAGACAGTATCGAGTGAAGTTGAACGGATATAAAACTACGGCTTGGAATGGTTCAATGTCCACTCCTGGATTCTTTATCAATCAGAATAATGTACAAACATGGGATCCGAATACGACATACAATACTAATGATCTAGTTAGCTTTAAAGGCGTATATTATACAGCTAAACAAATTGTTTACCCAAGCTCAACATTTAATTTTACGGTATGGCAACAAATTGATTCATCTGTCATAAAGACTGGATTGATTCCCAACTTTGCTAATACTGCACAACAGTATCAAAATTTCTATAATGTTGATTATGTAAACTTTAATGATCAAGCAGATGCCCATGCAAAGGGATTAATTGGTTTTAGACCTCGCACATACTTGACTGATCTTGATGTTGAAAGCAGCAGTCAAATTAAATTCTATCAGGGATTTATCAAACAAAAAGGAACTACAACAGCAGTTGACGCGTTTACTCGTGCAAATTTTGGAAATCTAAGCAGCAATGTAGAATTGTTTGAAGAATGGGCTATTCGTGTGGGATCCTTCGGCGCCACTGAAACAAAATTGGACGTAGAAGTTCAATTAGATAGTGCAACGTTTACTGGTAATCCGCAAATCATTGAATTTAATCCTACTGTTATTGATACTTCAAATAGTGTCGTTCCAGCAGTTAGCTATGCTCCATCACAACTATATTCAGCACCACTTAGTTGGGACTCATCACCGTTTATTACTGGCCCTGGCATCCCTATTGAACAACAGTTGCCTACTGCTGGATATGTAAGACCCAGTGATGTTGATGCAGTAGTATTTGATATTACTGATATTGCAACAATTGATAATGTAATTCCCAACATAGGAAGTGGTTATACTATCTGGACAGCAAAAGACTTCACCAATGATTGGAATGTATATAGAGTGTCTGAAACGGGAGTAACTTGTGAAACTGTATCTAATGCACTGGATGGATTAATTCAGCTTTCATTTGCACAATATCATCAGTTTACTGTTGGGCAAATTATTGCATTGAAGAATTTTAGTTCCGCATTTGATGGATTTTATCAAGTGTTGCAAGTAGTTGATCTTCAAAATATTCTTGTTGCGTATTCAGCGAACCTGTCAGGCTTTGTGCAAGCCACAGGAACAGGATTGGTGTTTACATTGCAAAGCATTAGATTTACTGTAGCATCAGATATGTCCACATTCACACCTATCAATGCATGGCTTGATGGAGATATGACCTGGATTGACAATTATCAAGACTTAGGTGAATGGGCAGTATTGCAGAAAAATAGTCCATTTGATTTTACTAATTATCTATCACGATTTACTACTAACATAGGAGCTAATTTCGGAACAGCTATTGCTGCATCCTCTTCAAATAGCTTCGTATTAGTTGGTGCGCCAGGCCTAGGCTTTAATGCAAATGGTGGCACTCTTTCATTGTTTGTTAAATCTAGCAATGGAACTTTGGTGCCAGCACAAGAGCTTGAAATCACAAGCACTCAAATTGCGAATCTAGGTCAAACAGCAATCAATACGCCAATTGGTTGGATTGCATCTGCACCAGGTAGCCGCAGCGGAACAGGATATGTATATACCGGCATTATTAAAAATGCAGGATTTGTAATTACACAGACTATTGTTGCTCCTGATTTTGGTGTGTTGAGTAACTTCGGTGGAAGTCTATGTGCAACAGCAGATGGATCATATTTGTTTATTAGTGCTCCTAAGGTAAATGAAGTTTATGCATACGGTCTAGTTCAAGGAGCGGCATATAATCAAATTACATTAACGGCAGATAGTGTCACAGCGACATTCGCATTAGGATTCACACCACTAAGCATTAATTCATTGAATGTATTAGATAACAGTGGATTGATCGCATATGTTCCTAATATTGATTATACTATTAGTGGTTCAAACATTGTGTTTAACGTTGCACCAACAACAAATGTGATTGTTACTCAACCGACACAATTTTATAATTATATCTCAACTATTACAGCTTCAGATTCAGCGCTAAACGATGAATTTGGTTTTGATATCACTTGTAATGCTGCTGGTAATAGATTGTATGTTTCTGCGCCAAACAATGTCGGAAATGCAAATGAATTTAAGGCCGGCGCTGTCTATTGTTTCGCAAGATCAGGTCAGCAATTCGTTATGGATGGAGCAACGACAGTTGTTGTGCCAACTCTTCCTATATCAAATAACGTAACAGTTACAATTGATGGTGTATATCAACCATCAAATATTTTTAACCCTAATACATATAATGTTATTATTAACACTTCTAATAATACTATTGTATTTTTGAATGCACCAGCAGCCGGATCTATAGTCAAAGTAGTTTATGGCAACTTCAATCAAATTCAAAAGCTAGGTGGAAATACAACACAGCAAACGGTTAATTTTGGTCAGTCAATCGCATATGATGATCTAAGTGGAAATCTACTAGTCGGTGCGCCAAATGAAACGGATGAATCAATTTATTATTCTGGCGCAGTATACAGATTTATCGACGCTGGATCTAGCACAGGCACATTAACGTCAGTTATAAATCCTACATTGATAGCGGGTGACGTTATTGCTATTAACAGTTTTTATGTAACAGTAACAAATGCAACTCTTAATGGCTTTGCATCGAATATTAACGCAGCAAAAATAACTGGTATTACTGCATCAGTATTAAACAATGCATTAGTGATTACTAGCAGTTCGTCAGCAACAGCAAATCGACTTGCTATTTCTCCAGTATTAGGAAACACATACAAAAACCTGGGATTTGTGCCTATACAACAGACTCAGCAAATTATAAATCCTATAGCAACATCAAATGCTAGATTTGGTTATGCAGTAGCAATCCAAGATGGCGGAACAGAGATGATGGTAGGAAGTCCATTTGCAAGCACATATGAAGATACAACATTTGATAGTGCTTCTACTACATTCGATAGAACAACTACCCATTTTGTAGATGCTATACCTAGCGGAAGTGTATTTGTATTTGAATTGCAACCAGACATAGATGGTTCTAATTTGGGACAATACGTAGAAGTTCAGCAACTTGTGTCCGGTAAGCAAGTGTCCGGCGATTTGTTCGGAACAGCGATTGACAGTTCAGGAACAGATATTTTTGTAGGTTCTCCTAACGCATTTGATAGAAATCCACAAGCAGGAACTGTTCAACAATATGTGAATTCTTCTGGAACACTAGGATGGGAAATTCTTAGAACACAATCATCACCTATTATCCCTAATCCAGTTAATAAGATGTTTGTCTATAGTAAGCAAACAAATACTATTCTACAAAATATTGAAACAGTAGATCCATTATTCGGAATGATTCCTGGTGAAGCAAAACAGAATATTGATTTCTTTACTAGCGTAGATCCAGCTGTGTATGAAGTGGTTCAAAATGCAGAAAGCGGATTAATTCTAAATCCATTGGCGCCATGGGGTAAAGATCAAATTGGGCTAGTATGGTGGAACTTAGATACAGTTAGATTTGTAGATTATAAACAAGGTGACTTGGCATATCGAGCAGCGAACTGGGCATCATTAATGCCAGGTAGTTCTGTTGATGTATATGAATGGGTATCAACTATCTATCTACCTTCTCAGTATGTTACTCAAGTTGGTGACGGTGTTCCTAAGCACGCAGACGATTCAGTATATTGTTCTCAGATTACGTATGATTCAATCACAGGTAATCAAGTTATTACATATTACTATTGGATTAAAAATAAGACTTCGATTAATGTCACAAGTCCAAAAACTCTTCCAGTCAATTCTGTCGCTCAAATTATTTCTAATCCTCAAGCTCAAGGAATTGAATTTGCTGCAATCTTAGACACGAATGCACTTGCATTGTATAACGTAATTAGTAACGTATCTAGCAATGATACTATTTTGCACATTAATTATAACAATTCTGTTTCAGACAATTTGATTCATAATGAATATCAATTGGTGCAGAATGGCAATGTTAATAGCAAGATTCCACCTCAAATTATTAGCAAACTAACTGATAGCCTAGTAGGGGTTGATAAGTTAGGTAATACTGTGCCAGACTCATCGTTGCCTGTCAGCGAGCAATACGGAACAGCATTGCGACCAATTCAGAGCATGGTGATAGATAGGCTTACTGGTTTAGAAGTTTTAATTCAGTATGTAAATTCTGTTTGCTCTGTTAATCAAATCGCATTCTCAAAAGATTTGAGCGTAATACAGCAATTTGATCCTATTCCGCCAGCGATAAGCAACAATGGAACAATAAATTATAATCAAACTGTTGCGAATTACGAAACATTGACTTTCTTGCCAGTTGCAGCACTCGCACCAGGTTACAAAGTTCTCGTAGCTAATGACTTCAATTTTAATGGATTCTGGGCAATCTATTCTAAAACACAATCTAATGTGTGGGTTGCCATACAGATGCAAAGTTACGATACTAGACAATATTGGCAATATGTTACTTGGTATAGTCCAGAATATAACCCTGCATACACACCAGACTTTGTTGTAGATACTCTAGTTGATATAGCATTCTTAACTAATGTTCAACCAGGAAACATCATCAAGATCAATGATAATGGTTCTGGTGATTCAGAGATAGTGTTGTTTAATTCGATTGGAAATTATACAACACTAGCATTAGATAACGCAACTATTCAATTCGATAGTAGCTTGTATGATTTTGTGGATAATCAACTAGGATGGGACAATCAACGGTTTGACGTGCAGCCGTTCGACAAGTTTCCTGTTCAAGAAACTAGAAACATTATCAATTGTATTTTTAACAACATTTTTATTGATGATCTAGCTATCAATGCTAATAGTCTGTTCTTTAGAATGATTAATTACATCTTGTCTGAACAAAAGTGGGTCGATTGGATTTTCAAGACTAGCTTTGTATCAGTTCTACATCAGATTCGTGAATTGAGTCAAGTTCCTAGTTATCAAATTGATAACCAAACATACTTCCAAGACTATTTGAATGAGGTATTACCATATCATACTATAATCCGAGACTATGTGCTTGATTATACTTGGCAAGATACATACCTAGGTGATGTTACTGACTTTGATTTGCCACCGTACTTTGATTCAAGTTTGGGATATTATAGAAGTCCAAATGGCACGCAACCGAATGATCAATTTTTGTTAGATACTCAACCACAATACGAAATGTGGAACAATTATCATTTGTCTAATAATTTGATTAGTATCGAATTGAGTAATGGTGGGTCAGGATTTATCAGCACCCCTACAGTTTATGTGACTGGTGGCGGCGGCACCGGTGCCACTGCTATAGCAATTATGAATGGCAGCACAGTCGCATCTATCGAAATATTATCAGAAGGTGTTAATTATGTAACTGCCCCTATTGTTACGATTTCTGGTGGTGGGGGCATTGGAGCAACAGCAGTTGCAATCATCGGAAATAATTTGATTCGATCATTTGATCTGACGATGAAATTTGATCGTATTAGCTATAATACGAATGTTGTGCCATGGACTCCAAACACAACATTCACTACAAATCAAATTGTTACTTACAATGGTTTATCATATGGCATAAATGTTAATTTTACTGGATCAGTTGATGATATTTTAGTATCAGATGATACCACATTGATATCAGTTGATGAGACAGCTGGTATATTTGTGTCAGGAAGCACATTTGATACAACGAACTTATTCTTAATGAGTGATTCAGATTATACAAATGCAAATGACAGAATTGCTGCGCTATATGATCCTTCATCTGGAATGCCCGGCGACTTCTTAAATCAAGTTCAATCAGGCATTGATTATTCTGGTGTCAAGATGACTGGATTAACGTTTGAACAAACTCCAGTCTGGGATGTAGGTGGATTCGATACTGAGCCATTTGATGCCACTCAAATTGGCCCTGAGGGATTCCCGATACCTTCTGATTCATTGTATGATGTAGAAGTTTCTAGTTTATATACTGATTTAGAGCTAGGAATTCGTCCAGCTGACATAATTGTTGATGGTGGTGCATATATTGATGCGTTTGCAAGTTATGCTCCAGAAGAATTAGTCCCAGGCTCAGTATTCGATACATTGGATTTTAAGGTTGTTACTAATGATCCTACAATAAATTCAACGAATCCGAAGGGAGTTCCAGTTGAGTTGTTCAGTTATCCAGGTACAGGATTTACACAAACATATTCATACTCTGCAACAAACCTACTGGGAGATAATGTCCTTGTTTTCACAAAGAACGGTGGAATGCAAATTCCGAATGTGAATTATACTATGTCATTTAATAGTAAGACGATTACGTTTAAGTTTCCGCCAGCATCTAGTGATTATGTGTATCTTTATGTTATTGACGATGCTGGTGGTAATCAGATTTTTGCAGAGTCGTTCATCCTGTCAGGAAACACAAATCTTATTACACTAAATGCACCATATGCAGAAGTTATGGATAGCTTAGTATTGTTTAACGGATTAACAACAAATGCATATACATTGTCACTAGCTCCAGATGGTCGAAATACATTGTTGACAATCACCGCTGCGGCATTGAACGGATTGAATGTGCATGTGCATTTGTATAGCACATATTTGACTAGAGCAGAAGTCCATGTCCAAGAAGTTGTCATTGCAGGTCCGATAACATCAAGTTCATATATTATAAATATGGATAGGACTATCTTTAATGCAGGCCCAATTGGCGGAGCAATTATTGTAAACCATAATGACAATAGATTAATTCCTACAAATACAGCTTACTATACTGGCGATGGTGTGACTACTGTATTTGCATCACAAGGAACTCAGAATATTAATCCTGCAACGGTCCAACCTGGCGACTTTGATGTTTGGATCAATAATGTTCCATATTTCTCTAGCTCTTATACTATATTGCCACCTTCAGGTACGATCCCTAGACAAATTCAGTTCAACACAGCACCTCCTGTAGGAGCACAAATTTCTGTAGGCGTGAATACTGGAGCACAATATGTAATGACTGGCGGATCACCAATTGGAAATAATCAATTTACTATTAATTCTTCAGAAGTCACATTGTTACCGGGCGATATTATTTCAATTATTAGTGTTCAATGTGATGATCTTGAGTCTATAAGAACTCAGGTGTATCAAGGCGGACAAATTATCGGCGCGTCAACATTAAACGGTTTCTCAGCGGCACCATATGATACCGCTGGATTTGATGCACCATCTACAATTGAGCTTATTGTTCCTAATTACACGTTAAGCAGGCCAGCAGCTAATTTGAACTACTTGATCATTACATTTAATGGCCGCCGTTTGATTCCATACAATGATTTTTCATTGTTAACTCCTACCGTAGTTACTTTGAGTTCAACATTGAACGTTCAACAATCTGATATTGTAGTGATTACTAGCTTAACTGAAGTAGTTCAACAATCTGCAATTGGATTCCGTATGTTTAAGGATATGAGGGATAATTGGTCTTATTTGAGATTGAGTCAAGCAAATACGACTACTCTGGTTCAGGCATTGCACATTACAGATACAGAAATATTTGTTAAAGATGTTTCTACCTTAGGTATTCCTAATCCTGAACAAGTAATTCCAGGCGTAATCTTCATTGGCGGAGAACGAATCACATATTGGCAAATTGATACTGTCAATAATGCTTTGTTACAAATACGAAGAGGGACAGCAGGAACTGGCGCCACACAAGCAACTATTCCAGTGGGAACTTTAGTAGAAGACGCAAGTATGGGTCAAGAGATTCCGAATGCTGCAGGAATGACTTGGTACACATTAGGAGCAACTACACCGTCAAATGGTCAATCATTAGTGAATGATGACACAATTCAAGCTATATTCTTGAAGGAACAACCCACATTCTATATAGGATAAATATTCTTTATGCAAGAAAAACCTATTAAACCTAATGAAGATATTAAGCCTAAGGATCAAATGCCTGATGAGAAGTCAGGCATTTTGACGCAAGGTAAGATTAAAATCTTCGATCCAAGGACAAATGAAGTTTTTGTCGAAATAAGGGCTTGAACAAATGATTAATATTCCTATGAGTGTCCATGGACACATTAAAATTTTTGATCCAATTTCAAAAGAAATTTTAGTTGAGAAAGATAATGCTTGTCATTATGAAAATATTTCCAATGCAATGGCATTAACCTTAGCAAACAGAACGACTGGATGGATTCAAGAAATGCATTTCGGTAATGGTGGTACTAGTGTTAGTTCGACAGGAATCATTACATATTTGCCGCCGAATGTGACAGGGCAAAATGCTAGTCTGTATAACGATACGTATTACAAAGTAGTTAATGATCAAAGTTCATTAAATCCGAATCCAGGTGTAAATTTTATGCAAGTAAATCACTCACAAGGTCAAGTGTATACTGACATTTTGATTTCTTGCTTGTTAGATTTCGGAGAACCTGCCGGGCAAGCAGCATTCGATAACTCAACTAACTTTAATGATACGTTTACTTTCGATGAACTAGGTCTTAAAAGCTGGAATGGTACCCCGGGGGCAGGTTTGTTACTGACTCATGTCATTTTTAGTCCAGTTCAAAAATCATTGAATCGTATGCTACAAATTGATTATACATTGCGTATCCAATCATTGACTAATTTAGCGTAATGAGAATTAAAGACTTTGATCTAACATCTATACCGAACAAGCAAAGAAAATTTTTGCTTAGTATAGAGAAAGGATTGATCGAAGCTGCAAGAAAAGATTCATACTTTGATAGTATGGATCTTAGTCTAGTAGTAATACTAGGGCATTTTGAAAGTTGTCTGAAAACTGTGTCAGGTATAGATTGGTTATCTAATCAATATAAAAAGAAAAAGTTTCAGATGGTAGAAATTGTACAGTATAAAGAAGTTTTGGAGTTGTATTTCGAGACATTAGATGAATCCACTAAATCTCTTAAAGAATTATTTCAGCATCAAACAATTGACGATGTTGTTTGTTTTATAAAGAATAAATTTGGTAGCTTGTCTAAGAATGAAATAGAAAAACAGATAAAGGAAACTGAATCTGTTAGATTCATTGAAGATAGAGGATTACTAGTAATTATTCCTAAGACTGCTAACGCAGCAAAGATATACGGGAAGGGAACTAAGTGGTGTGTCTCAGGATCCATCTATAATGAATTTAGTAAGTATGCATCAAAGGGTAGCTTGTATATCATTATACTAAATGATAGAAAGTTCAGTATGCATATAGAGAATAAGCAGTTTATGAATGAGCTTAATCAATCGATCAATGAACGAGACATTCAAGAACTTACAGCGTCAGAACCATTTTTAAAGTTTTTTAGAGAGATAGAACAAGAATATAGCAATTACTCAGACTATTTTTCTTTTCTGGCTCAAAAAGGTTTGAAGTAGTAATAAATACATATATTATCAAGGGGAATTAAAATTCCATATACAATAACACATTATAATGGTGCCGCGCTTACTACGGTTAATGATGGCACAGTCGATACAACAACTAACTTAACCCTAGTAGGTAAAAACTACGCAGGTTATGGTCAATTTATTGATGAAAACTTTGTCTACTTGTTAGAAAACTTTGCAAATGCGACATCTCCTGTCAATCCTCTAGTTGGACAGCTTTGGTGGGATTCGAGTCACAACGTTTTAAAAGTATATACTGGAACAACATTCAAACCTATTAGTAGCTCAACTGCATCAGCTACGGCACCAACCGGAGCCGTTATAGGAGATTTGTGGTTTGATACAGTTAATCAACAATTGAACGTTTATAACGGATCATCATTTACACTTATTGGGCCATCATTTACTTCAGCAACAGGTCAGTCTGGCGCTATCGTTAGTACCGTTATTGACACAACATCAACTAGTCACGTTATCGTTTATTTTTATGTAAGCAATATTGCGGTTGGTATTCTAAGTAAAGATTCATTGTTTACACCTCAAACAACTATCCCAGGATTTCCGACTATTGCTCCAGGTTTTAACTTAGCGACAACTGGAGCAATCCCAGGTATCCAGTTGTCTGGCACAGCTACAAATTCTAATACTGTAGGTGGATTGTTATCAACCCAGTTTATGCGTTCAGATACGAATACATCTACGACTGGTACACTTGGGGTCGTAAATAATACTGGTTTAACCGTTGGTGCAGGAAATGATTTACAATTTTCTATCGTTGCACAAAATGCATACATTCAGAATACAGATTTGAATGGCAATTTATACATTCAAGTTAATAAAGGCGGAACTCAAACTCCGGCACTTACTATCGCTGGAGCAACGTCTAACGTCACATTGAACGCAACGTTATTGCCTACGACTACTAATACGCAAACAATCGGCAGTCCGAGTTTAGTGTTTAGTAACATTTATGCAACAACATTTACTGGAACTTCAAGTCAGGCTTTATACGCCGATTTGTGCGAAAAATATTGGGCGGATGCGATTTATAAGCCAGGAACGGTAGTTTCTCTAGGTGGAGTCAACGAAATTACTTTGACCACAGACGATTTGAGTGAAGATGTTTTTGGTGTAATTTCTACTAATCCAGCAATTATGATGAACGTCGCTTCAGGTCCCGACGACACGCATCCGTTTGTGGCGTTAATGGGAAGAGTTCCTGTAAATGTCATTGGGCAAGTTAAAAAAGGTGATCGTTTAGTTTCTGCTGGAAACGGATTTGCAAGAGCAGCATTGCAATCAGAGATATCGTCATTTAATGTGATTGGTAGATCGCTTAATGATAAAGCGACAGATGGTGAGGGAGTAGTTGAGGCATTTATTAAAGCAGTTTAAAATATGTAGATGAATAAATTCACTAAAGAGACATTTTTACAACAGGCATCGACAGTACATGGGAATAAGTTTGATTATTCCCATGTTGTTTATATCAACAATAGCACCAAGGTAACAATTATCTGCCCAAACGGACATACCTTCGATCAAACGCCATCAAATCATTTAATGGGTAAAGGTTGCAGATATTGCGCAGGGAACGTTCAATCAACAACTGAACGCTTTATAGAAAGAGCGAAAGTCATCCATGGTAATTTGTTCGATTATTCTAAGACAGAATATATTAGCTACAAAGTAGAAGTGGAAATATTGTGTCCAATACACGGATCATTTGATCAAACACCAGACAATCACCTTAAAGGCAAAGGTTGCAAATACTGCGCTGATAATGTGAGATTGACGAAAGAACAGTTTATTGACCGTGCAAAGAAAATCCATTCAGACAAATATGACTACTCATTAGTCGAATACAAAAATGCACACACTAAGATAACAATAATTTGTCCTAAACACGGAAATTTTGATCAACTTCCAAATAGCCATCTCAGAAATAATGGTTGTCCAGACTGCGGATTATTTTCTGGTGCGGCTATTAGCAAAAAAGAAACTGAATGGTTAGACTCACTAAATAATTCAAATATAGTGAGACAATATAGATTAGTTTCACGAAACAAAAAGATAATTGTAGATGGTTTCGATCCATCTACAAACACAATATACGAATATCACGGAAAATATTGGCATGGGCATCCAGACATATTCCCAGACAGAAAAATGATTCATCCTGCATCAAAAATCTCTGTCGATGAACTGTATAAGAAAACTATTGAAAGAGAATCTCTTTTGAAAGACGCAGGATACAATATTATTTCGATATGGGAATGAAACTATGACTTACGCAACAGGCCAAATAATCGCAAATGGAGATTACAACACTTTCGCGACTGGATCAGCAAATGGTGTAGCCAATAACTCAGTAGCAAACGTTAACACAATTTGGGGAGTCGGTAATGGCAGCAAAGGTTACGGCCAATCTACAGTATTGTCTCCGGTAACGACAGGCACGTTAGTGACGGCAGCGCAATGGTCTTCGATGTTTTCTAAGATTACTGCATCTGCAAACCATCAAGGCACTTCGATTTCTGCATTAACTAATCCCACCACTGGAAATTTAATTCAGGCTATATCAGTTCTTAGTGGTGATATCAATACTGTTACGAATAATATCGGTAAGGTAACTACTAGAACTACTTCTGCATCTGGATCATCAGCATACAGCGCAGCAAATAACAATCGTTGGCAAAATGCATTAACTTTTCCTGTCACTGTCACTTTTACCTCTGGAGATGCAGCTAGATATTTCTTCAATGCTGGCGGAACAATCAATTTCTCATTTACACATACACCATTTACTACAAATAATAAAAATACGTCATGGGTAAATTTGTGCGCGGCATGCGGAACTATAAGCTTCGGGTATAATACAACGACTGCTTCTGGGAATACTGCTGGCGGAACTGGAACTCTTGTGCCTCCTGTTGCTATAGGTTATTGGCAACAGACAATTGGCGCCCAAACCATTCAAAAGCAATATGCTGCAGGTGCAGCACCATATGCAAACGTCAATTTAATTCAAACAAACGTAAATTCAAACGGACACCAAGGATCAAACGGTGATGTAGGTTCAGTATTGACATTCTCTATCGTTTGGACTGATGCAGCAACAGATACTTGGGGGCCTCCTACAGACATTGTAGATGGTGTATCACAAGTTAATTGGTCAGCAGGAATGCCTCCCACCACATATCTATCCAACACTTGGGGCACTCCCATTATATCAGGCGGCACAGTAACAGGTAGTTAAATTTGACATTTCATACAAAACCTGCTACAGTGTTTGTATGAATAATTCAAATATCAATAGTATGGCTGAGGCTGCATTTAATCATGCAGCCAAAAAGCTAGAACTTAAAGAGAAATCTCAACAACAATTATATGTAGCTCATAATGGTGGCTTATTTAAAGCTGCTCCGGAGCTTATTACATTCCTATCAATTGTAGAAGTTGATGTAATTGAGGACAGTTATGGAAATCCAATCCGAATCGAACGTGAAAAATTATTAGATGAACTAAAGCAATGTTACCAAACAATCATGAATGATTGGGAAGTTGAGTATCAGAAAATTCTGAGGATTAGAAATGGCAAACAAATCTAAGGGATGCATAATTTTCGCTATAAACAACGGTGATTTTGAATACACTAGATTGGCAGATGTTGCTGCTGGACTTGTCAAGAAAAATTTGGGAATACCTACTACTATAATTACAGATAGGAAATGCAATTTTAAGTATGCAGAAGATACAATCATCATTGACAAAGGTGATTATACAAATCGGGCAATGTTCGACGGCGACCAATATCAAAATGTGAAATGGTTTAACCAATCTCGCCCAGGCGCATATGATTTGTCACCCTATGACAGAACATTACTTATTGATGCAGATTATTTTATCTTAGAACCATCGTTAAAAACAGTATTTGCATCATCAAATCATTTCATGTGTTACTCAAAAGTATTTGATCCCACATGCAGGAATTCATTTTCTGGAAGTATGATGGCATCAAAATTTACTATTCCTATGCTTTGGGCAACAGTTTGTTATTTCGATAAATCTTATCCAGCCTGCTCAGTGTTCTACATGATGAAACAAGTAAGGGACAACTATGACTATTATCACAAATTATTGGGTGTAGATCCTCAACCATATAGAAATGATTATGCATTGACTATTGCTGCGCAAGCATATAGTTGCCCAATATGGGCACTGCCTGGCGAAATGTGCATGCTTTCTACAGACGTAAAAGTTATTGATTATAAAGAAGATAGAGGATTGATTTATACGTATGAAAAGAATTCTAGAAAATATGTTGATTATATAAAAAATCACAATGTACATGTTCTAGGAAAGTGGTCATGCCAAGATGAACAATTGTTATATAAGTTGGAGAAATATGAATGCTAACTAGAGGTGAATTTTCTGCACAAAAGGGGTATTTCACATTTGCTAAGAATACAAGCAAATGTGATTATTTGCGTCTAGCATATTTGCAAGCTGCTTCAATTAAAAAGACTCAAGCAACTAATTTATATGCAGTTGCAGTTGACGCAGAGACGTTTAAAGAAATTACAGATGAACATCAGAAGGTATTTGATTACGTAATTCAAATTCCTGACACAAATGAGAATGAAGATCCTGAATGGAAGCTAGGCGATGAATGGAAATCTTATTGGTTAACTCCATTCAAAGAAACAGTGAAATTAGATTGTGACATGACTTTCAATAGAAACATAGACCATTGGTGGCCAGTGTATCAGTTGAAAGATGTTTTATTCACAACAAAAGTTGTTGATTATCTGGGAAATGTTTCAAACTCTAGGGCTTATAGAAGAATGTTTGATGAAAATAGACTGCCAAATCTATATTCAGCATTTTTCTACTTCAGATATTCACTTCAATCAGCAGAGTTCTTTGATTTGGCAAGAAAAATTTATCAGAATTGGAAATACTTTAGAGACGAACTTCTCATTAATTGTAGGGATACGTATCCAACTACAGATGTTGTTTTTTCTATTGCTGCAAAAATATTAGGCGAAGAAAATTTCTATATCCCTGATTTGAGCATCCCAAAAATCGTTCATATGAAAGGTGGAATTCAAGGGTGGGGAATTGATGAGGATTGGACTACTAAGCTGTATTCACAAATAGATGATGAGTATAATCATACTGTAGGATTTACTAGACAAATGTATCCGTTTCATTACTATCAAAAAGATTATGCGACAGATGAGGTCATGCAAAAATATGTCAAATGAAGATGAATTTTGGAAAGCATTAGCAGACTCAGCTTTTGTCGCGCCGCTACCAATAGAGCATAAAATATATTATGATGCTAAAGGAAATATTACGGATTGCACTATAGAAGATAAAGATGGTGACTATATTATTGTTGATTTAGACGCATTTATAGCAATTCAGATGGGGAAATATAAAGTAAAGAATGGCGAGATACATAATATGTCCCTATCTAGTATTAATACTATCTACTTAGAAAAAGTAGAAGATGGAAATTTTAAAACCGTAAAGAATAACATGCTAATTTTAGCGGATGATTCGATAACCGAGAGAGATTCTTATGTTTCAAAATGAATACATTAGTAGTGATAAGATTATAGACGTAGCAGATTTAGATGTTATCTTTTTGACTTATGACGAACCGAAGAAAGAAGAATTCTGGATTAAGATTCAGAATATCGCTCCATGGGCAAAACGTGTAGATGGGATTAAAGGTTCAGACTCTGCACATAAAGCAGCAGCAGCAGCAAGTGATACAGATAGATTTATTTTGATCGATGGCGATAATATTCCTGACTCTGATTTCTTTAATTTACAATTACGTATACAAGATTGGCAGAATGATTGCGTATTTCGTTGGAAAGCACGCAATCACATTAATGGACTTTGCTATGGTAACGGTGGATTGAGCATGTGGACGAAGGATTTTATAAACAATATGAAAACACATGAAAATAGTGATGGCAAAGATGAAAACAACGTGGAATTTTGCTTTGATTCTAGGTATATTGCACTACATAATACATATAGCACAACATACCCCAATCAGAGTGCATTTCAAGCATTTCGTGCAGGATTTAGAGAAGGCGTAAAGATGTGTTTAGATAGGGGTTCTAAACCATCATTACAAGACTTTGAAGCTAAGGTGCATTCACGTAATTTAGATAATTTAATGATTTGGATGAATATCGGCGCCGACATTGAAAATGGCAATTACGCAATATATGGCGCACGTTTAGGAACATACCTCACTATGTTAACAAATTGGGATTATACTGAAGTTCATGATTTTGATAAGATCAAAGAAATTTGGGATCAATCGCATGATATCAATCATATAACACCGATGCTCAGGAGTAGATTGAATCTTCCTATCATTGACATGAACGCAGAACAAAGTAAGTTCTTTAAACATCACTATGCAAATGCACATAAGAATGCTTCTAATGCAATGATTACTGAAATGGATGTCATCAATTTTAACAGAGGATTACAATGAGCCAAGTGACGATTCCAGTGGGATGTTCAATATACTCTAAAACTATACATGAGTTTGGAATGATATTAGGAGTTAGAAATTCAGAATCAATATGGCCATATATTGTGGTTCAGTATGAGGGAGAAGACTCATTTATGACAGACATTAATGATTACGAAGAATGTTTGCTTGAAGGAACAATAGTTGTTTATAATAAAGAATTGACAGAACAAGAAAAATTAGTAGAGAGATTAAAACACAGTTAATGAATAATTTTACAAAAATAAATCTAGCAGATATAAAAAATCTGTTTTGGAAACCACAGAACAGATTTTTGGTAATCATTGGAACAAAAAGGAATCAATACACTATTAATAGTTATACTACTACATTTACAGTAAATTGGCCTGATGATCTTATTGAATCCTTCAAAGGTGCCTGGCCAACAGAGGAACCAGGTATGGTATATGAAGATTTGGCTTCCCAATATCTAGATTGGGAAGTTTATGGTGAACTAACTGATGAAGAAAAATTGGAAATAATATTAAGAAACAAATGAAATCCCCAAACCAGATCAACGTCGATAACATGTTATCGAGAATGACTGAAATAGAAATTAAGGCAGGCAGCGATAGCATTTGTCTAGCTAAATGGTTACAAACGACCATCAACTTGCATAACGGTCATACCTCATCCTGCCATCACTGTAAGTCAAACAAAATTTCAGTAGAAGAACTAAAGAATAATTATTCAGCGCTACATAATACAAAAGAAAAAAAATTAGAAAGACTTGACATGATGGAATCTCGGCGTCCATCAGCATGTAACTACTGTTGGAATATTGAGGATTTGGGTAATGATCATATCAGTGATAGAACATATAAAAGCACAGATGAAAGCTGGGCATATCCGTATGCTGATAAAGTATTAACGAATGGACCATTAAACAATATAACGCCGACATATGTAGAAATTTCGTTTAGCAGTGTATGTCAAATGTCATGCATGTATTGTTCCCCTGATGTTTCTTCAAGTTGGATGGAAGAGATTGACCGTTACGGTGAATACAAAGTTGGAATAGGTAATATTGAATGGATTAAGCAACAAGGAAAGATGCCTATTCCTCACAAAGATCATAATCCATATGTAGATGCATTCTGGAGTTGGTGGCCCGAACTAAGTAAAACGTTAGTAGAGCTAAGAATTACAGGCGGAGAACCATTGCTTAGTAAAGATTTTTGGAAATTGCTCGATATGATTTATCAGAATCCTATGCCAAATTTGAAAATATCAGTAAATTCAAATATGATGGTTCCTGATCAATTAATAGATAAAATAATTGACTATGCAAACAAGCTAAACGGTAAGGTCAAAGAATTTGAATTATACACAAGCTGCGAGGCGTCAGATATTCAAGCTAATTATATCAGATACGGGATGGATTATGATACGTTTATAAAAAATGTAGATAGGTATCTAGACGAAACGCCTAGTAATTATCGTATAAATTTCATGATTACATTCAATGCATTAAGTTTGACTTCATTCAAGGGTTTCATGTATGATATATGGAACTTCAGGCGAGACTACAATGAGAATGATGGATTCAACCGCATCCCGTTTGTAATTAGTTACTTGCGGTGGCCACAATTTCAAGACGTTAGAATTTTACCTACTGAATTTAAGTTAAAGTATCTGAATGATATTGATCAATGGATGAATATGCATGATAGAAATCATAGTAAGGATGCTGCTGGTAGATTTTATCTAGAAGAATTGGATCAAATTGCGCGACTAAAGGAATATGCTTTGACACCACTGGATAATGCTGATTTACAAAAACGATTATCAGACTTCAAAAGCTTTTACAAAGAATACGATCAACGTAGAGGAACAGATTTTTTAACCACATTCCCAGAATATAGAGAATTTTATGAATGAATCAAACTTAGATTACAAAAAACGAGTATTAGATGCAATTAGCCCGACTTATTGTGCTGGTAAAGCACTAGGAGGAACTATTTGGCTTGGGTCTGGATCGTCTGCCCAATGCCATCACCCACCAGCATCAAAAATTCCTCTTACTGAACTAAAAGCAAGTTACAAAGCATTGCTAAACACAGAATATAGAAAGACAGTAAGAAAAGAAATGATTGATGGAATACAAACTAAAGAATGTGATTACTGCTGGCGAGTAGAAAATTTAGGCAAGGATTTAGTGAGTGATAGAGTTTATAAGAGCATAATTCATTCAGAAGATGATATTCAAAAGAGTATTGAACAATATAAAAATTTTGAAGATATTGCCCCAAAGACATTAGAGATTTCGTTTGATAATTTGTGCAATTTTGCTTGTTCATACTGTAATGCAAGTTTTAGCTCAACTTGGGCGCATGATATTAAAGTCAATGGTGCTTATCAAAATCTCGTAAGTGACGGCGCTGGCGCCTATCATCAGGATGGGTCATGGGCAATGCCGTACGGAATCAAAAACAAAGATAATCCATATACTGAAGCATTTTGGCAATGGTGGAACAATGAATTGCAATATAGCTTAGTTGAATTGCGCATTACAGGTGGCGAAGGAACTATGAGTCCGGATTTCTGGAAGCTTATAGATTGGTGGGAACAGAATCCAAATTGCAAAGTTCGCTTAGCAGTCAATAGCAATCTCGGAGCTAAGAAAGAATTGATTGAACGGTTGTGCAGAGCTACACATAGTTTTGAAGATTTTCATCTTTATACAAGCAACGAGAGTTTCGGTGCTCATGCAGAATATATACGCGACGGTCTAGTTTGGGATGAATGGCTCAACAATTTTGAATACATTCTGAGTGAAGGCAACTGCAAGAATACTCATGTGATGATGACTATCAATGCACTGTGTTTGTTCAGTATTACTGAATTCATGGATGAGATGCTGAAATTGAAAGAGAAACATGGGCATTGGCATGCAGGCATGAGTTTCAATATCTTACGCTTCCCGAGTTTTATGAGCGTAAATACATTGCCATATATTGTCAGGGAGGCCCAAGCTGTAAAGATACAAACCTGGGCAATTGCAAATAGGTCAAAATTGCAAAATCACGAGTATGAAGGAATTGAGCGAATGATAGCATACATTCGTGAAGTTGATGAAGGTCACAGCAACGTGAGTAGTTTAGAATCTCGACAAAGGGATTTCAGAACATTCTTTGCTGAATATGATCAACGCAGAGGTAAAAATTTTGTTGAAACGTTCCCAGCATTGAAAGATTGGTATTTGAGTTTACCTGAGACAAAATTGAAGCCGATCAAAGAATTGATTAACGGTGATAACACCAAAGCGATGGAGTTCGTGCATAAGGAATTGTTAAATAAAGCTAAAGAGGAGGGATGGATTCTTTCTCCCTCAAAAGCAAATCCTGGCAGTCAAGAATATGTAGAACCTCAGACTGTCAGGGATATTATTAATCCTGACACAAATGAATGATGACGATCTAAAAGTTTTAGTTTATACACAAAGCTATGGCATTATTGATGATAGATATGATGCGTCTTTTTACGATACAGAACACGAATATGATCCAGGTCATATTCGTTTTGTAAATCATGCAGTGCAAAAGATATTATCAACTATAGATTTTTCTCTGTATAGAGGCGTAAAGATATTAGTTGAAACGAAGGAAGAGCAGGATGTTAATTGTTCTCCCTTCGTTCAAGCTAAATTCTTTATTAAATTTGAAAATAGGTTAGACGCATTGGCGTTTAAATTGAAGAAATGAGTGAAAGAAAACATCTATGCTGTGCTCCATGGGTCTCTATGCACCTTTGGCCGAATAACAATGTATATCCATGCTGCGCAGTAAATTCAGCAGATTCATTTGGGCAATTGGATGAATCAGGTATTGCTATAATGAACAATGAAAAATTTAAGAAATTTAGAATTGACATTCTAGCAGATAAAAAACTAGATGTATGCAAAACATGCTGGAAGGCAGAAGAGGCTGGACAAGTATCTCTCAGAAAATCTTATAATCACCAATTTTTAGATCATGCCCAAGAGTTGATAGATTCTACACAAGAAGATGGAACAGCAGATGTAAAAATGTTAAATTGGGATTTTAGATCAAGTAATTTATGCAATTATGCATGCAGAACATGCGGACCACAATTGAGTAGCACATATAAGCAACTGTCAGATAGGGCATCAGGAATTAAAAGTGACAAAGTAACACACATTCGAAGTGCATCAGAAATTGGTCTTAACCAAATCATTGAACAGAATACTAATCAAGTTAAGGCAATGCATTTTGCGGGCGGCGAACCATTATTAATGGAAGATCATTATAAAATTATCAACAAATTGATTGAAGAAAATAGAACGGATGTGAATATTCAATACTCTACAAATGGCAGCAAATTAACCTACAAGACATTTGATTTTAGAGACGCTTGGCACAAATTTAATAGCGTTACTATGAGTTTTAGTATAGACGAAATTGAGGGTCGTGCTGAATATTGGCGATATGGGACAGATTGGCCCGTCGTTAAGAAAAATATTGATGAAATGATGATTTATACTAAAGAGCATACAAATGTTTGTGTTTGGTTTGCTCCTACGATTAGCGTTTTTAATATCACTCGTCTAGAAGACATTCATAAATATTTTAGAGCGTCTGGCTGGTTAGATGGCGCAAGGCCAGAAATTTTGTTTAACCTTTTGCACACACAAGAGTATTATTGTGTTAAGAATACGAGTGATGAATTTAAACAGTATGCAAAAACTAAACTAGAAAGCTATGTTGAATATTTGAAGAAATCAGAATTTGAATTTGACAACAAATTGGTTTCTTCAGCAGACGGATTGATTGGCTTTATGATGCAGCCTGGGCAAGACTTAAGTGACCAATTTACAATTAATACTGAACTATTGGATTTTCAGAGGAACGAAAATATTTTCGATGTTGCTCCAGAACTAGCTGAGTTGTTAATTAATAAAACTCTTTATGACAAGCAGAGTATTACTCGAAAAAATTGAACCAAACTTCTTGAGGACAATGGAAGTTGGGAAAGTTGTTTATGATAAAAAAGAAATAGAGAAGAATCCATTTTCTCTGTATAAGGAAATATTGTCTCTTGATTGGCTGAAACAAAAATCATACAGGATAATTAGAGAGACACTTGTAAAGCAGACTCACACAGAATGGCCGGGACAAAAGTATTCTATACATTATTATATAGAATTTGATACCGAGCAAGATGCGTTTGAATTTAGTTTAAGATACAATAACAGAATGGCGAATTGATGGCAACTGAAGTAGTTTTGAAATCATGGAATAGAATCAATCTAGACGCCTCATGGCCAGGTGCATATACTGAAATGAAAACAGTAGAAAATGATTCACTATGTTTCGAAACTCGCATGTGGCTAACTACTGCACAATCAAATTTCCTTCAAGGAAAATCTGTAAGATCAAAATTAGAATTAGAAACTCCGATTTATCCTCAGGGATTTGCTGGAACATCCCTTTACTCAAGAATCATTTTAGTCTTCGATTGCGAAAAAGAAGCACTAGAATTCATAATTAAACACTTATAATGTCTCAAATACCAAAATCATTTTGCACTGCTTCGGTATTGCATACTATGGCGCATCCGTCGGGCGAGCGCAGATTATGTTGTGCTAGTAGAGAGGAACCGCAATTCTTTAAAGGATATATTGATAAGGGTGAAGCAACACAATTAGACTATAATCCTATTCCTCTAGATGATTGGTGGAATAGTGAATACATTCGAAGAATACGATTGAAAATGAAGAATGGTGAAGTTCCCTCGCAGTGCGAAATATGCAATGATAATATCTTGAATCTTCATACGTATAAACAATATTTTAATGAAACGTTGTTTTCACATAAGATTCAAGACGCGTTTGATTCTATTGACGAAAACGGATATACTTCATTGAAGCCAATGAGCTATGATTACCGTGTCAGCAACCTGTGTAACTTCAAATGTCGTATGTGTGGTCCCGAACTTAGTTCTGCATGGGAAAGTGAAAAAAGAATGCTGGGCACTTGGAATCCGCAAACTGAAAAATGGATGAGTGCTGATAACAAAGAGAAGATAGAAGATTTTCAACAAGTCTTAGAACAAGAACTTTGGGATGCAGTCAAAGAGAATCGTATTGAAGAAATATATTGGGTTGGTGGAGAGCCACTTATGTATCCTATTCACTGGTCGATAATGAATCATCTTGTAGAGACTGGTCAGAGTAAAAATGTAATTGTGAGATATAATACGAATCTAAGCAATGTAAGAAATCTATATGATTTGTTGCCTTACTTTAAGGGAGTGAATGTATGTGCTTCAATGGACGCTACCGCTGATGTTGCAGAATACATTAGAACTGGACTTAAATGGGAGCAATGGTTAGAGAACTTTAAAGAAGGTATGTTCTTAAATAATTTGTTCGGAATGAACGGTATGGTTATTGATGTGACGATAACATTACCTGGGTTATTTGACATGAAAAATTTGATGAAATTAGCAACGGAATTAGGAGTTAAGAGTTATGTTAAAATTACTTTTGATTTTGATAGCCAAGTTTTGATGAGCCCTATGTCCCTACCACATACTATTCTTGATCCTATTTTAGATGATTTGATCGCTTATGAGGAATCATTGCACAACCCTTTAACAAAAGTATATTCAGACACGTTTAAAGATATGAAACGAAGATTGACTTTTGATCAGAAATATCCTGATTATGAACAAGGTTTAAAATTAGGAAAAGAGAGATTGTTAAAATTGGAAGGACATAGGAAGCACCCTTTAACTATGTCTGATATACTAGCAAGTGATGCTAAAAATTGGTGGGATAATATATGATTACACAACATGAATTGAAAGAAAGTTTAACCTATGATCCAGTTACTGGTCAATTTATTTGGCTTGCACCCTCTAAATTTAGTAATATTAAACCTGGATCTATAGCAGGATCATTAAAGCATGATGGATATGTGCAAGTTAAGGTGCGAGGAAAACGGTATTATGCACATAGATTAGCTTGGCTGTACATGTCAGGAGAATTTCCGAAAAATTTCATAGATCATATAGACGGAAACAAAGCAAATAATTCTTGGATTAACCTTAGGGAGGCTACAAATGCGCAAAATCAAAGAAATAGTAAAATGAATGTAAAAAATACATCTGGAGTGAAAGGCGTGAGTTGGCATAAAAAATCGCACAAATGGCAAGCCCACATAGGGCTTGAGGATGGTCGTAATAAAAATTTAGGTTCATTTAATTCAATTGAGGAGGCCAAGAAGGTGGTCGAAGAGTATAGAAGCAAATTGCATGGTGAATTTGCAAACCATGGCTAAAACTTCTTGCTGCCTCCCATTTCAGCATCTTGGAACTCATCCCAATGGTTCTGTAAGTGTATGTTGTCAAGCTGATATGTCTAACCCAAATTCGTTTGCTAGAACAAACGGGCAGATGCTTTTCTTAGGTAAAAATACATTGGATGAAATTCGTAACAGTGAATCATTTAAACAAGTTCGTCTAAATATGCTTGCTGGACAAGAACCTTCCCAATGTCATCGATGCTATGAGACTGAACGATCTGGCGGAAGAAGTAAGAGACAGTTAGAGAATCATTTATATAACTGGAAAGAAGATGACGCATTTACGTATGTGGATGGTAGCATTGATTCACCTTTACAATTCATCGAGTTACGGTTGGGTAATACGTGTAACCTGGCCTGCATTACGTGTAATAGCGTATCTAGTTCTAAGTGGAGTAAGGATGAGCAATTTCTTACGAAGAAAATTGAATGGTTCAAAGCTTTTGAAAATTCTAAGCAAACTCGTTGGTTCGAAAGCGAAGGATTTTACGAAAACTTAGCTGCCATAAGCAAACATGTTCAGAAAATTTATATCAATGGTGGAGAACCACTGCTAATCAAGCAACATAAAGTATTGCTTCAAAAACTTATTGATATGGGAGTTGCTAAGAACATTCATATTGAATACAGTATTAATCTAACGATCAAAGATGAAGAATTTATTGCACTTTGGAGTCAATTCAAGTATGTATCAGTACAATTTAGTATCGATGCTACGTATGAAATGAATGACTATATTCGTTATGGTTCTAATTTTGCAGATATTCAAAACAATCTAGAATGGTATATTGCTAACAAACCACATAATGTATATTATTTTGTATGCCAAACAATTTCAGCATTGAACGCATGTCAAATAGAGCAGATGCAAGGTTTTCTAGAAGAATATAAATTGCAAATGTATGTCAATCCAGTTTATTCTCCTGAATATTTTTCTGCATCTGCGCTCACTGAAGCTGAAAAGATAAAAGTGAGAAAATCTATTGCACCACTAAAAGATGATCAGATCAAATCTACAATGATCGCTTGGCTCGACAACAACAAAAGTGATAGTAATATGAGAGATAAGCTTAATCAAGTTATCAATGCACTAAATGAAACTAGAGATATTCAATATCCTAAGTATCTAGGTGATATCGTTATTTCGAAGTAATCTTCCGTTTAGGAACAGTAACGTCGATACCGCAATAACAAAATGGTGTCCGACATTTAGTAGAAGTGGATAAAAGTTTTTCTAAATCCACTTCATCAAACCTTCCTTCCCAACCATCATTGAAACAATTTCCACGCTTTATTTGACCATCGTAGTTGATAAACAAACTCGCTTTACCGATATCGCATTCAAACCCTACAAACGAATTCTGTTTTGAATTAACCAAATCAATCGTGTTGATCTTTTTGAATTCACCATCATTGAACTTAGCGAATGCATCAGTTGTATTGACGTCAGTTTGAATCCAATTCTTACGTTCTACTCTTGATACCGTATTCAACCAATTATCTTGTTCGTCAGTATAACCTACATCCTTCCCGTCTGCCCCTAGACTCATACCTTCGTGCCTATATAATCTAACTGCCTCAACAGCTAAGTTAGGATTTGCAGCAAATTCATTAAACTTAGCATAGCAATGATCCCAATTGTATGGATCCATCATAACACGCACAAGCACTTGTGTATGTTCAGCAGCAGCTAACGCAGTATTCATCCAATCATCTTTAGCAAATTCTGAGTGATACGACATTGCGATGTATGCACAGTGTGGTGCAAGTTCAGAAAAGTATCTAGCAGTTCTCTGTCCATTTGAAGTAAGTCCTACAGTCCATCCCAAGGATTTCATTCGTTGAACTAACTCTATAAATTTAGGATAAAGTGTTGGCTCACCGCCAGAAAATGCAATATGCACTTTCTTGTCTTTGAGATTTGAATTCAGATTATCAATGAATGCAAATAATTCTTCATCTTCGAAATGATGATTAGAACCGTTATAAAGATTTGGCTCACAATACCAGCAACTGTTGGTGCATATATTGTTGATCAAAAAGTCAATGTGAAATGTGTTTGGCTTTTCTGAGAAAATTTCTATGATTCGTTTCATTCTATTGATATCTTTGTAATGAGTTGATTGTTCTTTATGTTGTTAATGATGGATTCACGATCTGCATTGCTGGACAAATTTGCTACAGGAATTGAACCAGGTTTTAAATGCGGATGATTTCTATCATATCCTAACGAATTGAAAAATTCTTGATGTTCAATGTAATATTCGTCCATCATTTTTTCTACTATCTTTGCTTTTGGCACATCGGTATCCCAAAATTTGATATTGAAATCAGAACTAAAATTTATGAATGGCTTGAATGCTTCTCTGCTGATGTATTCGTCATTATCTTGCGCTAAATCTTCTAGAGTTTTTCCGATATTCACATAATTGAGGTAGATGGTTCCGAATTCATATCGATTAGTCATCAAATCAAAATCAGAATCATTGAATTTTTCTGTCTTTGGTTGCCCAAAGTAAGTTACTACCACTCTAGGTTTGTTGCCTCTGAGGACAGATTCGCATCTATGAACATCTATGTTTAATTGACATAATGCTTTTTGATATTCTTCTGGCATACTTTTGAATTCATTTGTTTGCGCATCTGATAGTCCATGGTGTTTTTCAAAAATGCTGTGCAAGTAATTCAGAGTATCATAGTCATGAACGGATAAAACGTTTCTATCAATTAACGGTTTGTGTTTGTTTATCGTATCTATTGTTATGTTTATTTTTTGGAGTGCAATGTCAGCATTAGAAGAAAAGCCGTAGAAGCGTCTAGCATCATCGATGCTGTAATTTTTGATAGCATCTTTTAACACTGTGAGCCATCGTTCTGAAATTTCTGTATCTGTTAATGTAAAATCTAATGTGTAGTGCGTATTAAAAGTGATTTTAATCGTAGTCATGCGAATATTTACGTAAATAATTCATGAGGAAGATAAAATGATCGTTATTTGTGTTGGTGATTCATATACAGATGGAACTGAATTGTGGGAAGAACAAAATGTGCCGGAATATTGCTTAATGACACCTGACATTGCTAGAAGTAATATGGTGTATAATCCAACTACTGATGTTCTTAGAAAGGATCTAACTTATACTGGATTTATGAAGAAAATGAGAACAGATTGGTCAATACATAATTTTGGGAAAGGTGGCGCATCACAACAAATGATCACTGAAAACATGTTCAACAATTTTGTTAGAATCAGGATGGAATATCCAAACGAAAAAATTGTTTGTGTTATGCAAGATACTTTCAGAAATAGAATGACTTTTTGTAGTAGCCAAAAATATCAATTGGAGGGTTTGAATGTTGATAAAATTGACATACATACGAAACACTATCCTGAGACTTCAGAATTAGTAAGTTATATTAAGAAATTTATAGATGAAGAAACATTGGCGACACAATTTTATTCCCAAGCATTTATTATGCGAGATTTCTTCAAGAAACTTAATATACCATTCTTAAATTTTTCTTTCTATAATCATGCATACACATACAGATTTGATATGTCTGAAAAAATACGTGCAATGAAGTCTGAGTATATAAAAACTATTGATATTTTTCCGACGGGCGCATTACAGAGAGCATATGATTACTATCGAATAAAAGAGAAGGATGCAGTGTTACCGTCTTGGCATCTGAAAGGTCGATATCATGAGATAATTGCAAATGATTTGGTAGATTACATTGAGGATAAATTTCTATGATTATTGTTTGTGCTGGGGATTCTTTTACGGCAGGTGCTGAGCTTTGGGAAGAGAAGAATGTCCCTGGATATATTGACATAAAAAATCCTAAGCAAGCATTAGTAGTATCAAAGAAAACATATTTAGAAAATCAAATATGTGATGAGGATAGGAAAAAATTGAGCTATACTAACTATCTGGCTGACAGCAAATATAACGTAATTAATTTGGGCATATCAGGTAGCTCTCAAATTGATTCTATACAAAGAGCTATTATTGCTATATCAAAAATAAGAGAAAATAATCATTATGAAAAAATTGTATGTATATTGCAGAATACAAATTCTAATAGAACTTGGATTTGGAACGATAAAATAAAATGCAATGATAGTTTTATAATGACAAAGTTTAGCCCGAAATTTGATTTATCAGATGCGATAGAAATTAGATCAACGCTACTAAAATATTCATTAGACGATTACATAAACCAAGAATTTTATCTTCAAATTTTGGCACTACATCATTATTGTGCAAAACAAAATATAAATTTTGTACATTTTGATATGGTCGATAAGCAGCATGAATATACTATCTCAAGTCATCGTTTATTAAAACAAAACGCGTTACTGGAAAAATTTCATATAAAAGATTCTATGTATAAAAAATTGTATTCGCACTTTAATGATGATACATTTTTATTACCAAGCATGCACTTCAATTGTGATTCTCACAAATTAATAGCTTATTGGCTTATGGATGAATTGAGAAAACGGGACATACTTTAATGTCCCGTTTTCTCAACGATTTATGAAACTTGATACCAAGTTTTAGTTGAATCTACATAACGGAATGCACCATTGGTATAGGCTCCAGTCCCTAAATTCAAAAAAACTGTTACCGGAGTAACACCGTCTAATGCTAAGCCACTTGCACTATATGCACCTGGACCATCAATGATTGCAACCTCAATGTATTGTCCGTCTACCGTCGGTGTAAGAAACGATAATGGCATCGTACCAGTATATGTAATGGTAGAACAATCTACGATTTGGCAGTTTCCAGCAATGAACACGGTAGATCCTGAGGTAGGAATAACAGAAACAATCGTAGAAAGATTGCTAGTAATTCCATTCAAGTTATATATTGCTGTAGGAACAAATGCAGTAGTTTGTGTCGTGTTATCTGAAAAGATGATTCCCCCAGGCACAACCGACGGTTCAGGCGAATTGAAGCTTAAGAATGATCCACCGGATCCTGAATTAAATTCAATATTGTGACCAGAGGCAGAACTATCAAAAACACTAAGGTGGTTCTGAACATCACCTCCTGTCAGTAACAAATAATTAGACAAAGATGATATTTGTGCATATTCAGTAAATGCTGCTGATACAGTTAAGAATTGTGTTGAATCAACGTATAAATGTCCAGTGCTATCAATCTGAAGACCGGTTGTATATTTTACAGCAATATGCCCATCAGTCATAGCAAGTAAGCCAGACGAAGTTGAATCAACTAAAACACCACCGAGAGTGGTAGAGGTTGCAGAAGGCAAGGTTGCCGTAAGAATTGTTGCTAGGTTTGAAGTTGTCATAATTTTCTCCTTTATATGTTAGTAAAACTTTTGATTTCTTCAATATCATTACATACCTACATTGTGCAAGTATGGATTAATATTTAGTACAATAATACTTGGAATTATATGGTGATATAATTCCATATAAATAATGTTAGAGGGAAATTATGATACTAGTTTGTTCAGGTGATTCATTTACGCATGGCATGGAACTTTGGGAAGAAAAGAACGTGCCTGGCTATACTGAGTTGAAAACCCAACAAGATGCATTTAATGCAAAAGTGAAAACATTAGAAACAGAAGAAGCTAGACTGAAATTAGCCTGGCCACATGCATTGGGTGAATTATTAAATTGTCGTGCGATGAATGTTGGTGAAGATGGTTGCTCAGAATTGTCTATCACACAAAAAACTATAAAGAAACTTGCTGCTGTTAAAAAAGAATTTCCCAACGAAAAAATTGTGTGTATTCTGCAAGATACTGAACTAGAGCGAATCTGGATTTGGTATGACGAGTTTAAAATAAATTTGAATATGTCTATCGTTAGCCTCAGTTCGTATTATCCTGGTGACAAATTAGAAGCGTATGAATTAAAAAACATCTATCTAACTAAACAACCCACTGAGATGCTTCTATCTGAATATTACCTTCAAGGACTTGCAGTTAAAAACTTTTGTGCTAACAATGATATAGATTTTTTGCACTTTCAAATGTTCCGAAATTGGAAACGCGATGATTATTGGATTAAAACTATAGAGCTATCGATGATAGAAAAACTATATTTCGATCCTAAGCACACTGTAAACGATAACATGACGAATATGCTAGTAGAATATTATCAACATGATAATTTTGTATTGCCAGGCCTTCATGTAAATTGTGAAGCACAAAAAATAATTGCAAAATTGCTTTTTGAAGAATTAAAAATACGAGGTTTGATGTGATTATTGTTTGCTCTGGTTGCTCATTCACACATGGGATGGAACTTTGGGAAGAAATACACATTCCTTATTATAGTCAAGCGAAAACACATGACGAAGGAACAAAAATCTCTGAAGAATTTTTTAATAACTCAGTTGGCGGAAGAGGAGCACATAGTAACATTGATGAAAAATCTCGCAATCTCTCTTATAGCGGAACATTAAAAGAGATTTTAGGCTGTGAAGTAATAAATGTAGGAATGGGCGGCGCATCACAACAAGAGATAGCACAACTAACTCTTGCTACATTGTCTGCGCTAAAGAAAAAACATCCAATTGAAAAAATTATATGCATTATGCAAGACACTAGTCCAGATAGGATTTGGATAAAAGATAGAGACCCAAATCGTATTTACAATAGACCAATTAACGGATTAAAAAGTTACGTATTACCGTTACTAGAGAAATCTTACTATGATGAATTAGAAGCATATGAAATCAAAGATATCTATTTGAAATACTCTAAAGTAGCACAAATACATTTTGATTATTACATGCAAAGTGCAATGGTTCAAAATTATTGCTGCAATAACGATATAGATTTCATGCATTTTATTATGTGGGATAATCAACATAGGATAGGTGAATCAAATTTGGATATGACATTTATGCATGATGTATTTTTTGATGATAAGTATTGTATGCCTATAGCAATGGTCTATAAGTTAGAGGACTATTATGGCAATAAGAATTTTTATCTGCCTGGCCTTCATGTAAATTGTGACTCTCACAAAGTCATGGGAAAGTGGTTAGTAGAAGAAATGCAAAAAAGGAAAATATTATGAAAAATTGGTTTAAGCTAATGTGGTTAAAATTCAAAATAGAAGTATTATATCGCAAGCGTCTTAAAAAGATGAAAGAACGAGACCCATTTATCTACAAATAAATTATGAATAGAATACTATTTTTTGGTGATGCCTACACAGAACAGTCAGGTATTGTCGATCTTATTAAAAGCAAAAAATCAGATTGGATAGTAGAAAACTATGCTAAGGCAAAGTCTGGACAATCATTGATTTCAGCTACAGCGTATAGTACATATACTAGATTGAAAGGAATTCATCCTGATGATAAGTATGTTTGTGTAGTACAAGAAACTACTAGAAACATTTTTACTTATTTCGATCCCAAATTAAAACAATATATGGGAATGAATCTAGATAGCCTGGACCAGCACCATAAAGAATTCCCACATACGAAGGATCTAGTAAATTTTGGTAGAAAATTTTTGAATGATGAAAATCTAGGAACACAATTCTATGCATCTTGTTTCGGTCTAGCTGAATTCTTTAGTTGTTATGATGTTCCTACAATTACATTTACAGCATATGATCATGAAGAAAAGTATAGAAATGATAATCCAAAATTAGAAAACATAGCAGTAATGAAGGAAATGTATTTGAAGAATCAAACTATATTTCCTAATGGGGCAGTGAAGTTTGGCAGCACAGCAGACGTTGCTAACGAATTGATTACTCACATTGAGAAGAAACTATTATGACAAAATTAATTTTTGGCATTAGTGGAACTGGATTTCACGATTCAGCATTGACAATCACACAAGATGAAAATATTCTATTTGCATCCCATAGTGAGAGATTTTCAAAGAAGAAACATGATAAAGATTTAAGCGAGTCTATGTTGTCATATGCCATAGATAATTTCGGTAAGCCGGACACGATTGCTTACTATGAAAATCATACAAAGAAAAAATTTAGACAACTTCGTAGCGGAGAGAACTACAACGTATTCAGAAGTAATCCAACATCTGAAATACTGAAGAAATTCAATTTAAACAAAGTCCCATTTGTTAGTTATGATCACCATATGTCGCACGCAGCAGCAGGGTTTCAAACATCTAATTTCGAACATGCTACAGTAGTTGTCATTGATGCAATCGGAGAGTTTGATTGCATCACGATTTGGCATGCACAATACGATTATAATGGAAAGGCATTTTATAAAAAGCTTTGGTCTTCTAAGTATCCACACAGTATTGGATTGTTCTATAGCGCATTTACAAAGCATGTCGGACTAGAACCATTGGATGAAGAATACATTATGATGGGCATGTCTGCATATGGTGAGCCAAAGTATGTTGATGAAATCAAAAACAAATATATCTCGAACGAATACGAAATTAAATTTAAAGAAAATTTGCATATTGGAATCGATCCCACATTTTTAGATTCGAATCATCACACCCATAAAATTGATGTTGCTGCGAGTGTTCAAAATATAACCGAGACATTGATTTGTAATGTAATGAGTCGTGCAGCAACAATAAGCAAATCGCATAACTTAGTATTCATGGGCGGTGTCGCATTGAATTGTTTAGCTAATAGATTAATAGGAAATTATTTTGAGAATATATGGGTGATGCCGAATCCTGGCGATGCGGGTAGTAGCTTAGGTGCATGTGCATTGAACTATGGCAAACAAATGTCTTGGCAAGGACCCTATCTAGGATATAATATCGATAGACCTTATCCTGTAGATGATCTAATTAGTGAACTTCAAACAAACAAGATTGTTGGGGTAGCGAATGGTTGTGCAGAGTTCGGTCCACGCGCTTTGGGCAATAGAAGTTTGTTAGCTGATCCGAGAGGTCCAGAAATCAAAGATCAAGTTAATTCTATTAAGCGCAGACAGAACTTCAGGCCATTCGCTCCTATCATACTTGAGGAACATGTGCATCAATATTTTATTATGCCACAAGGTTGGGATAAGAGTGATTACATGCAAGTAGTCGCACCATGTAAATTTCCTAATCAGTTTCCTGCTATCGTGCATACTGATAACACATCACGCGTTCAGACTGTTCCTATCAATTCTAAGAGCGGTGTTAGAAAGTTGTTAGAAGTTTGGTATGCCAAGACAGGATGTCCGATGCTGTTAAATACATCACTAAACATCCGTGGGATGCCGATGGTAAATGACTTGCAAGATGCAGCATTGTTTGAGCAAAAATATAACGTAAGAGTTTTATGACGAGGATATTTTAATGGAACTCTTTCTAGTCTGATAAATAAAGATGTATGAAGGATATACAAATGCTTACTTTTCAATTTATAAACGCCGCTGCGGTTAGATCAGGTGGTCCAATGCAATGCAGAATTTCCGCACACTGTGCGGAATGCGGGAAAATTATTTCTACACAATATACTGATTATATAAGACGATTTGAATCTAAACGTTTATTATATGATAAAGAGGTGTCGGGGATATTTGTTTGTAGGAAATGCTCTAAAAGAATTATTGACACAAATGAATCAATATCCAGGAAAAACTCTGCGGGTCAAGCTAATGCTAAAAAACAAAAGACACAAAATCAGAAAAAGTTTTATGAAAATCCGCAAAATAGAGAAAATCATTCAAATAAAATGAAACTTTGGGCTGACGAAAAGAAAAATCAATTAGGTGAGGATTATTTTTCAAAACAATCCATAGAAAGCAACAAAAAGAAAAATAAAGAAGAAGCGCTAGACAAATTTAATAAAACAATTGACAGAAAAAGAAAAGAAAAAGAAAAAATAGACGATTCAGAAAAAGCGCAATTGATAAACAAGATTAAAAACTCAACTGACAAAGTATTATTTGATAATACTAAGTCACGATTACATAAAAATGTTATAAGCGATGTATTAAATTTAAAAAATCATTATTGTCATCCCATATTATGGGACGATACTGTTAGTATCCTTAGGGGGCAAATATCAAGCGATGTGGAGATAATAACAGTTAAATCAATAAAAAGGCAATCTCGCGGAGAAATCAAGCGCGGGTGGGTTCGTATTCAAAATAAAATTTTAAAATTTGATTCTAAATTAGAGCTATCATTCATATTATGGAAAATTGATTCTATAAACAGAAACAATAAAGGATTCAATTATGAATGGGAAGGGAAAATTAGAAAATATTATCCAGATTTTATTGATATTAACACACATCATATATATGAGATTAAGGATAAGTCAGATTATATAAAGAATAAAATTTTGATTGATACAAAAGCAAATAGTTGCAATGCGATTTTAATTTTCGATAATGAAATACCGATGGAATTTAAAGCTAAAGCAAAATACTTAATAGACAGGAAGCTTAATGACAGATAAAAATAAACAATACTTCGATATGGCAGAATACGTAGCTGAGAAATTTTCGAAGGATACAACTAAAGTGGGTTGCTTGTTAATAGACCCAAACACATTTCAGATATTATCAACGGGATACAATGGCATACCTAGAAAAGTAGAAGAGACAGAAAACAGAAAACAACGACCAGAAAAATATTATTGGTTTGAACATGCAGAGCGAAACGCGTTGTATCATGCTGCTAGGCATGGCATAAAAGTCGATGGTGCAACAGCATACATAACAATGTTTCCTTGTGCAGATTGTGCTAGGGGGCTTATCCAGGCTGGCATAAAACAAATTTTTACTAAAAAGCCGAATAATCCAACTTGGGAAGAGAGTTTTAAACGATCAAGTTTAATGCTCAAAGAAGCGGGAATTGAAATCATTTTTCTATGACGAAGTTTATCGTGATACATCTGGGATCGGCTTCTTAAAGAAATGCGGAATCAATGTCACGAAGCTTTAATCACCCTGCACCGGGATCTTAAATGTTGCAGAAAGGATAGTTTCAAAATTAATCTTATCACCATAATGGTTTTTGAATATCTCGCTTGTATTCTTAGCAGAGAATGCATAATATTCACCACTTACCATAATTTCATTCCCCTTCTCTAATGCAGAAACAAAGTTATTATCAGTATATTTGAAACGTCTAACAAACTCTTGTGCTGCTGCTTCCTTGTTCGAAGTTTTCAGGATTGTTTCAGCCCAACTATCAATATGCGGCGCAGAAAATAGGTCATGAACGTCAGGACTCCAAAGAAAATTAAATCCATTCTTAGGAAAGATTAGATACGGATAGCCATATAAACTAGTTCTCTTTTTTACAGAAGTGCAAAATATTGAATTTGATCTATTAGTAGCAAAGCCATATACTTTCATATTTTCATCAAATGCAATTTGAACTTTCGGATTAGAATGTAATGTTCGTCTATCTTCTCTTGGTCTGCCATGGAACGCTTCTGGCACATTAGCAGCATCTTTAAATCCTCTATACAAAAATGTTTTTGCTTGTTGCATAGCTGAAATAGCATCACTACATTCTGTAGTTAGAAGTTCAATAATTTTTTCATCTGCACCATCTGTTACAGGATTTCTGTCACCAGCTTCTATTTCATATATTTTCATTTTTTAAACCCAAAATATTCAGATAATGGCTTCCAGTATTCTTTGAAGGAAAATGCATAGTAGGATCCATTAATCATTATTTCATTTTTTGATTTTATGGCCGCAACTAAATTCTTATTTGTGTAGCCATAACTTAGTGGATGAAAATGTGATAAATGTTTATTAATGCTTGCATTTGTAGCGAAATCAACAACCATTGGGCTCCATGTAAATTTAAATCCGTTGATGGGGAAAATCATATAAAGCTTACCATAACTACCCGCCTCTGGACCAGACCCGCTGCAAAAAATAGAATTGGTGCGCCTAGCATCAAATCCGTCTTGTTCAAATTGGAAATCTATTATCTTACTTTCTTCCCGAACATAGCTTAGTGAATTTCTATTATCTCTAGATTTTCCGATGAATATTTCACTTGGAAAAGAGGATGTACCACGGAATATAAATTTATTTGCAGATTGCATTGCAGCAATAGAATCACTACAATCAGAAAGGAACTTTTGAAACGTTCTATTTTCATCTGAATTAGACGGCTCAAATTTTTGTTTCTCACCAGCTTCTATTTCGTATATTTTCATTTGACTAAATATTTCCAAAAAACACCGCCAGCAAGATTGCTACGGATTGCATAATATTCTCCAGCAATCATGATTTCATGACCAGACTTAATTGCTTCTCCTAAGGCTTGATTTGTGTAATCTTTCCTTATGACATATCGATCATAAAATTCTTGTTCGTAACGATTTCGCCAATTATAGTCTGGATCATTAACTATATCTCTGACTTTCGGACTCCAGACAAACTTAAATCCATTTGTGGGAAATATGCAATAAACGTCATTATCATCTAATCCATAGATCATAGCTTGAGTTACGCTTCCAGAACAAAATATAGAATTTGAACGGTTAGCTTCTATTCCTTGTTTTGCTAGTGCAATATCAAACATTTTCTGTGATTCCGTACGATTTTTATTGGTCGGTTGTCTGTCGGACCTAGGTTTTCCATGAAACATAGATGGCACCCCATTTATCCCCCTATACAGAAATTTATTGGCTTGCTTCATTCCGGCAATAGCTTCTGAACAATGAGTATGAATTAGATCGATAAAATGATAAATATTATTTGTATCACTTATATCAATTTTTTCACCAGGATCTATTTCATTTATTTTCATAGAGTATCTTTTCTCTTAGTTCGTAATAGTATTTGTCTTTATTAAAGGCATAGTATTCACCTTTAATCAGAATCTCATGTAATGAGTTAAGCGCCGCTGTAAAATCATCTGACTTATAACCCATACCTTGCATAACGTCTTTTGGATGAATATTCTTTTGCGGATTCTGCATGGCAGTTGCGTATTGAATATAGTCAGGTAAGTGGTCCATCAATTTCTCACCTATATTTTGCTTGTACATTGAATTGTATGCGACGACCGCAGCAGCAATTTTTTTAGCATCTTTTGCAGATGGAAACATATAAGTATTGGTTTGTAGATCCATCTTGTAATAGTTTTGAGTATTTGCAATGAGACCTCCTAGTTTTTCACCGCCTTTTCTTTCAGGAGAGCCATAAGGTAAGTTATTAACTTCATGGATTATTTGTCGCATATAAGATGTTACATTGAACCCTGCAATTCTATATTTTTGAAAAGTATCAGAATATGCTTGGAATCCATATTGTGAAAAGTTAGTACGATTTAAAGATAAGTAGCGCGTTAAATCATCTATCTTAGTGCTCCACGTAAAATCAAATCCATTTTTAGGAAAGATGATGTAATTTTTTCCATACATTCCAGTTTCCCAAACTGAACCTGAACAAAATATAGAGTTGGTTCTTATTGCAGTAAATCCTGCTTTGGACATGAGAGTATTGATTTGTTCATTATGTCCCTTAGGGGTGTCCAATGGACTCCTATCTTGTCGTGGTATACCAACAAAAATATCAGGGACTTTTGTTTTTATCCCCCTATATAAAAGTTGCTTTGCTTGCCTCATCGCTGCGATGGAATCACTACAATCTAAAAGAAATTTATCGAAACTTCTTTCATAGTCTGTGTTTGAAGGATCAAATCGTTGTTTTTGTCCTGGTTCCAAATCAATTTCATTTATTTTCATTGAATTACCCGTCCTGGATGAAATTCTTCGTTCCACAATTTATCAAGCACTCTCCGCATTTTCCATCTTGAAAATGCATAATATTCACCATGTATGTATATTTCAGTTCCTTGCTTTATTGCTTGTGCCAAATTTGTATCGGATAGATATTGTCTAACGTTTTCTGGATCTGTATTGCCACTTTTTAAAATATCATTGATAGTTTCTACAATATATACATTATCTTTACCTGCACCTGGAGCCCAAGTGTATGTAAATCCGTTCTTCGGAAGAATCTCATACATTTCACCATATCCTTCAGCTACGTGCTGATCACCTGTCGTATAGATTGAATTTGATCTTAGTGCAGTAAATCCAGCATTTAACAATAAATTATCAAATTCTTTTTCGGTGGGCGATACACCACTACCGTAACGGCTTATAGATTTTCCTACGAATGCTAACGGGATTTGTCGTTGTTTAGTAACAAAGCTATGCCATTTTGTTCCGACTTGCAAGCCGCGATATAATGCATAACGGGCTTCAACTACATAGGGAATAAATTGGCTACATTCAGTGCGAATTGTTTTTACTAAAGCATCAATTTCAGCATCATCGGCTTTGGGATTATCTGTTATTTCGTTTATTTTCATGTTATAATATGCATATTTAAATATATTTATGTTCGACGTATTCTACACCACTTCTACTAAACCAAATCTATTTCCACATGAAAAATACGCAGTAGATATTTTCGATGCTGCAAAACAAAGCAGAACTAAGTTTTGTTGGGTGATTACAGCAGATACAGATTATGATAATTTTGATTTTTATTGGATGCCACCTAAATGGGAACAGCATCACACTCACGTGTTTGGTTCGCAGTGGCAGCGCAATGCTGGAACGTATCTCATTCCGGCAAATCTAACTGAATCAAATTTAATTAAAAATTATAGAACTGAGCAACGAGTTGTTAGGAAATCGTGTGTCGAAAACTGGGTAGTCCCTGAAAATATAGATGTAGATAGTTTCGACTTCTCCTGGCACCCTGACCCAGACGAGCCACCTTACATTCACATATTCGGTACGGTATGGTGGGACATTGGGGGACCCGAATATCATTGTATTAAAGCAGTTGCTCCAAAATTCCACGATGAGTTGCGTGCAAAAACTATTCCAATTGGCGGCTGGATTGTTCCCGCTAATATCGATAAGAGTAGCTTTGATTTCAGTTGGTGCCCACATCCTAATGACCCTCCATATATTTATAAATTTGGAACGCAGTGGCAAGCTACAGGTGGTCCGACATACGTTGTAAAGAATGCGACACAAGAAAAATATGTCCCACAGTTAAAAGCTAAAGCAATACCTGAAATGCAATATTGGACGCTTGATCCTAACGCAGATTATTTTACGTTTGATTTCTCATGGCATCCAGATGAAAGTCAAAAGGATTATAAACATGTCTTCCCTTCACAATGGCAAAAAACTTCTGAAACTTCATATTTCGCAGGAACAACCGCGCCTCGTGGATGCAATTATATCAATGATATACGGGTTTTTTATAGTGGTATTAATTCCCCTCGCTATTTCATACTATCTACATTAGAAGATTTAATAAGCGAACATCCTACTGAAAAGTTTTGGGCATTGAGTAAAGATTTAAATTATGATGAATTTGATTTCAGTTGGCACCCAGATAAAAGTCAAATTGATCTTGTTCATGTATTTGCGTCACAATGGCAACAACACAGTGAAACATATTTTGTTAATGCACCGTCATATCTAGCCGGTAATACAAGTATTAACTATGTTGCGGATATTAAAACAACAAATACAGCATCACTTGATATGTTCTTTTTAGACAAAGGTAACAAAGAAAGTACTGAAAGATTTGAATCATTAAAGAACAAATATCCGCAGCTACAAAAAACGAGATTCGTTAATAATTTACAACAAACAGCAATTCGTTGTGCTAATAAATGTAATACAGATAGATTCTGGATTATCAGTAGTGAATTTGTTTATGATGAATTTGATTTCAGTTGGTCCCCAGAACCATGGGAACTATCTATGACACATGTGTTCGGTAGTAAATGGGATAAATGGACTGATTCAATTCTATTGTCTAAGTTTGAGTTAAACAGAAACAGAACATGGTGCAATGATATCAAAGATTGGCCAAATCTTAATTTTGTCAAGAATCAAACAGTGGATAATAGTGAAGAACAAATTGATATTTGGTATCTAGATCATTTCAATCCAGAAAGCAAAACACAATTAGATATTCTAAAGCAAAAATATTCTAATATAAAAACGATGCGATTTGTTGATAATTATTTGGATGCTATAACTCGTTGTGCCAATCAATCTGAGACAAAACATATTTGGGTTATCTCAAGTATTTGTGATTATTCCACATTTGACTTTAGCTGGCACCCAAGTGCTTGGCAACATAATATGTTACATGTATTTCCTAGTAACGATCAGAAGTATGGCGATACATTTTATGTTCCAGTAACTGAATTTAAAGCGCAGAGACAGCAAATTAGTAAGTTAGAGGACTTTAAAACAGTGAATTACGTATCAGTGCAGCCAGTTAATAGGTATGACGTTGAAACTGTACGATTTACTGAAGAAACCTTGCCTCAAGTAGTCGAAAATCACGTTTTTTCTACTAATTATGCATTGTTTTTGCCTAAAAAATATGAAGGGGGCGTGCTTACATACACGCCAAATCTATGGTCAGGTAAAGATAGATCGGTGCATGTATTGAGTGATGGTGCAGAGTTTGCATTGGTGCCAAAAGACGTTAAGAACTATTTCAATTCTCAAATATACGACTATCCATTCATTACGATAGATAAGAAAGATTGGTATAAAAGCAAACCACTTGATATTGTATTCATTAGCAATGGTGAATCGATGGCAGATGATATGTGGTTGAAGCTTAATGAATACGTTATAGATAAAGGTTTCAAAAATCGTATCGTTAGGGTCGATGGTGTAAATGGTCGATCAGCAGCATATAAGGCAGCATCGAATGCTAGTGAAACAAATTGGGCATTCAATGTATTTGCTAAGTTAGAGATTGATACGAATTTTGATTTTAATTGGCAACCAGACCGACTTCGCATGCCACGCCACTATATTTTTCATGCAAAGAATCCTGTCAATGGATTAGAATATGGCCATCAGGCAATTATCGCATACCACAAGAATACGGTATTGAGTATGGATGATAATCACGGATTAGATTTTACGCTTTCTTCGTTGCACGATGTTGTTCCTATGCTTAGTGGAACGAGTCATTTTAATAAAGATAGTAAAGTATGTTGGCGCACATCTTTTAGGGAAAGTTTGAAGCTTAGATACTTTGCAGACAATGGCGACTATATTGCAAAAGAAAGATTGGATATTTGGTTGAATGTTGCCGAAGGCGAGAATGCAGATATGTGCCTTAAAGGTGCAAAAGACGCTATCACATATTATGAAAGTGTCAATGGCGAATTGAATAAATTGTTGTTAAGTTTTGAGTGGGCGTGGTTGGATGAATATTTCAAGAACCAATGAGTTGTCTAAACTCTGGCCAATCTTCGAATTCAGTACTAACCGCATAATATTGGCCATGGATCATTATTTCATTGCGTGAACTAACTGCTGCTCCGAAATCTTTATCAGTATATTCTGATTTCCATAAAAATTCGTTGATAAGTTCTGGGTCAGCATCATCCTCGTAATAGAATTTCATTCTCTTTAAGTATTCTTCCGGGCCATTCCCAAATAAACCATATTCATTAACAAAGAGATCCTGAATTGATGGACTCCAAGTAAATTTAAATCCGTCTATGGGGAATATCATATATGGTTTATTGCTGCTTCCTAATGCATAGCCAGCAGCTTCTCCTTTATCAGACGTTGCAAATATTGAATTGGATCTATTTGCAACGAATCCTGCTGTAGCAAAAGCTAAATTAATGTTTCTATGAAATGTCGCTGACGATGCTGATGGACTTCTGTTTTCCCTAGATTGGCCCAGGAATGCTACTGCTGGCATCTTTTTTACTCCTCGATAGAGAAATCTGTTTGCCTGCTGCATTCCGTAAAGTGCTTGCCTACAATGTTGTTGAATTAACGGAACAATTTTTTCAATCGGCGATTCAAACTTCTCTTTGGCACCAGCTTCAATTTCGTATATTTTCATTCTAATAATTCCTTATCAAAATTATAGCCATATATTAGGTTAGAAAATGCATAATATTGACCATGGACCATTACTTCGTGTCCAGCTGTCAAGGCATCATTCAGATACTTGTTTGTAAATTGGAATTTTTCTTGAAAACTTTCGAAATCTCTATTATTCAACGTTTGATAATCTGACGATCCCATCATAGCATAAAGATCACCTGAATATCGGCTCCAAGTGTAATCAAATCCATTGATGGGAAAAATCATATACAAATGTCCAGATCCCTTCTCATAATATTGTGCTTCTTCGTATGCAGAAGTGCAGTATATAGAATTTGATCTTAATGCTTTAAATCCATAATGAGATAACATTTCATCAATCAATACTTGGAAATGTGCTTTAGTTGAGAGTGGTCTGCGATTTTCTCTTGATGCACCTTTAAATGCCCTTAAGGTCGCCCCAGGAACACCACGATACAAAAACCTTCCTGTCGCTTTCATTGCCGCAAGTGCTTCTGAGCAATCTCGTTTAATAAGTGCGATATACGTTTCACTAAGTTCTGGTGTTAGCTCTTGTTTCTCACCAAGTTGGATTTCTAATTCGTATAACTTCATTTAATGAGTGCATCCCACAGATATTTGTGATATTTATTATTCGTGAATGCATAATATTCACCATTGACAATTATTTCTTTTTTGGATTTTAGTGCAGCAGCAAAATCCTTATCAGTGTATTGTAAATTTGATAGAACCTGATCCGACGTCAGGATAGTGGTTTTCAGCAGTTCATTAATTTCAGAAATATATGCATGTATAGTTTTAAGATCAACTTTATACTTTTTTTCTATATCAAAACATTTTTTGGATGCTTTCATTAGAAACTTTGGGATTTCTTTCGGATTATATTCATAACTTATGTCGTTGAACCAAACCTTGATATAATAGAGTTCATCACCTACATCATCAAAACGTCGTTTAATTATTATAGAATCGAGTTTATTTGCTATACGGTCTGAAGATTTCCTGATTGTATCTAATACATCTTGATTGGAATACAAATCACTTGGGTTATTGATATCTTTGCTTTGCATATAATCATAAAAATCATATATCTTAGGACTCCAAGTGAATGCAAATCCGTTTATAGGAAAAATTATATATGGATCACCATAGGATATAGCGGTGTTGATATCACCACAACAAAATATAGAATTAGATCGTAATGCAGTAAACCCTGCAGCAGTGTAAAATTTATCTACTTCTTTCTGAATAGAGCCTTTTGTATCCACAGCATTACGATTAGCTCTGGGCCGCCCTAAAAATATATCACCTTTTGTACTCTTTATTCCGCGATATAAAAAACTTTTAGCTTCGCGCATAGCAGCAATAGATTCACTACAATTCGTTAAAAACGTAGTAAATGATTGAGGTTCTTCAGTGTTTGAAGGGTGAAATTCCTTCTTTTGGCCTGGTTTAAGTTCATAGAGTCTCATACTACTATTTACCGTAGTATTCTTTTACTACCTTTATGATGTATTCCACCTCGACATCCTGGAGCTCTGGGTATATGGGTAAACTAAGCTTTTCTAGGCAATTTTTGTGAGAAATAGTATTGGTATCGTATTTGTCAGTATTCATATGATGATGCCTTAATGTTTTCTCATAATGAATTCTAATTTCAATACCATTCTTTTCTAGATGTTGTCTAAGTTTATCTCTATCGTTCGATGAAGTTCTCAACACATATTTGTGCCAGTTGCACACAGAATCGAGTGTTTGGGTAGGAATATCTAATGCAAATATTTTAGAAAATTCTGAATTATAGTGATTGGCAATTTGTGTTCTGCGTGCTTGCCATTTATCAAAATGTTTCAACTTTACGAGCAATCCAACAGCATCCATTTCAGACATTTGAACATTTATTCCATACTCTAAACGGTGTGAATATACTTCAGTCCCATTTGATCTAAAGTTTCGCATATATTCTGCAACATGAATATCATCAGTCAAAATCATTCCACCTGATCCATAGTTGTTTAAATTCTTTGTTGGATCAAAACTCAAGCAACTAATAGTTCCCAGTTTTCCTGATGGGATTCCTTTATATGATGAACCGAAGCTTTGGCACGCATCCTCAATAATAGGAAGATTGCTGATCCCATATAACTCTAGCATTACACGTAAGTTGTCATAATCTAAACAATTACCGTATAAATTTACATAAAGCAAGGCACTTGCGTTTTCTAATTTCGCTTTAGTCAATTTTTTGATATCAAGCAATCCACTGTAATCAGAATCTACAATCACAGGATTATTTGATGTAGAATAAATTGCGTTTGCTGTTGCGACAAAGCTTTCTGCTGGACATAAGATATTCTTTGATTGACAATACAAAGAAATGATAGCACCCATTAATGCACTTGTGCCACTATTAACTGCGATTGCAAATTGCCTATCACATCTAGCAGCAATTTCTTCTTCAAGCATTTGAGTGTTGATACCTCTGATTACTTTACCAGATGATAATACTTTATCATATGCATTGAGAATATCGGTTCTAATTGTTTGATACTGTCTATCTAAAGCAAAAAAAGGAATGTTCATTTTAGCCAATCATAATATTTGAGAAAGCCCACTTCAATATCAGTAGTAGGCGTAAAATCTAATAATTCATATGCTTTACTGCAATCTAATGAATCTCTTGACGGATACATCGGATGTTTGGATTGAATGTTGATTCGGCCAGCGCCGACTATTTTTGTAATACATTCAGCAGCATCCAATAATGTTCGTGAAGAACCTCTAGACATATTGAATGTGTGACCAAAGCTTTTGTGTGTTTCTATTGTAGCACAAATACCAGATGCTAAATCTTCTACATACGTAAAGTCTAGTAATTGTTCAGCACCATGAACGGTTAATGCTTCATCTTTCATTGCAGCTTCAAAGAATTTACTAACAACACGATCCTGAACATCAAGTGGTCCATAAACCGCGCTAGGGCGTAGAATTGTATAATTTTTATCCATCTTAGATGCCCAATCTTTAACTAGCTGTTCTCCTGCTAGTTTAAGAATACCATACGTCCCTTTGGGATTGCATAGTTCATTTTCTGATATTGGATGATCGAAATCACCATATACCATTGAACTACTGATATAAACAAAATGCTCTACAGTAGAGCAATTTTCTAAAATATTAAGCAATCCTGATATTAATGTTTCACTAGCATATGACGGATTCTTGTCAACTACTTTGGCACGCGGGAAAGCGGCTAAGTGCAAAACATGTGTTGGCTTGAACATATCAAATGCCTTCTTTACTAATGTCTTGTCATTGATATCACAATAAGCTAGAGGAACACCTACGATCTTTTGACGTTCTGTTAATAGAAATGTCAATTCTTCTTTTGGAATAAGATCGAGATATGTTGTATGATTATCCATACTTAGGATATTGTCAGAACCATACTTCTCTGATAAAAGTTTGATAACGTATGTTCCTATAAATCCGTCTCCACCAGTAACGAGAATTTTCTTAGTCATTTAAACCGCCATTGGTGCTTTGATGGATGCATGTGATTGATAATCTTCTAACAGAATATCGTCCATAATGAAGGATTCAATGTTAGTGACATCTGGATTGAGCCATAACGCAGGTGCTTGGAGCGGAGTTCTAGAAAGTTGTTCTCTAACTTGATCTATATGATTTAAATAGATATGGGTATCACCCAATGACATAATTAATTCACCTACTTCCAGGTTGCATATTTGGGCAATCATGTGTGTAAATAGCGCATATGAGGCGATGTTAAACGGCAATCCCAAGAAGGTATCCACACTTCTTTGGGTCATCATGCAATCCAGTTTGTTATTTACAACATTGAATTGTGCCATAACGTGACACGGTGGCAATGCAAATTGTTTCGTAGCAATCTCACCTGCGTTCCATGCAGAAATAATATGACGGCGACCAGTTGGGTCAGTATTGATGCCATCGATCAATGCAGTTAATTGATCAATTTCTACAGTAGTGTATGCTGGAGAGCCTTGATGAACACCGAATTCATTAATCGGAGTAATCCAGCGCCTCCACTGCACACCATATACGCGTCCCAAATCACCCTCAAATTCTGCATGTGGTTTCCAATAATCTGCATTTGCATTATCAGTCCAGATTGTGGATTTTTCTGAGTTACGATCACCATGTAGAATTTCACGTAAATCTAATTCATTTCCTGATCCACGTATAAACCACAATAATTCTGCTTTCATTGAATTAAACGCTAATTTTTTAGTAGTGACAGCGGGAAACCCTTTTGATAGATCGAATCTCAATTGTTTGCCGAAAACAGAAAGAGTGCCAGTCCCTGTTCTGTCAGTTTTCTGCACTCCGTTGTCCAATACGTCTTGTAATAGTTCTAAGTATGCTTTCATTCTTCTTTATCCTTCCATGGAAATGTAATTTTTTCCCAAACCTCGAAGGTGCAATTATCACCTGGTTTGACTGACATTAAACGGAATCCTGTTAAAAAGGAATTCAAGTCTAATCTAGTATCAGTATAATACCTTCCCTTGAAGCGTGTCAAATAAATTGTCTTGATTTCCGGTCTTAGCCATTCTAGAACTTGTTTGCCACCGATGACAAAAATTTCTTTTTCAGGAAAACTTTCTTTGAGAGTTATCAGTGTTTCAGTAAGATTGTCTGGAGTAGAATATCGAGCCAAAGCATCTTCAGGTGGATTATTTGTTACAACAACATTGATGCGATCTTTGAGTGGTTTGGGCATTTTCTTGTCCTTCCACGTGTTTTTTCCCATTACAACGATATTGTTTAGTGTGTGCTCTTTAAACCACACTAGGTCTTCAGCGTGTTTTGGCCAAGGGAGTGACCCCTTGTTGCCTATCCCGCCGGATGAGTCAACAGCAAATATAGCTTTCATAATTTTCTCTTTTTGATTATTCCCAGACTGAAATGAGATTATATCCCAAATCTTTGAGAAGATGTTCTTTTTCTAGCGTTCGTTCATATAGATTGATTGCTGGTATTTTGTTTACTGGATGAACAGCATTTCGGTCAGGAAATACATCTGGATGACCATGCCAATATTTCCCGTGATATTCATATACAGTATTTGTTGTGGGATCATATCCATCAACTCTAAAATGTTTGCCCTCAGCTACTATAATACGATATTGTCTAATAATTTTCGGATTATCAAACGAATCTAACCAAGTTGTTTCAGATTTGCTGATAGTAGAAACACATAAGGGGCAACCCTTTTTATGCAAATGATTATCAGGAGTTTGCAAAAATATTCCATGCTCTTTACAGTGTATTTTAACCTTCTTATTGTTGCTGACGTAATTGGTTTCAGAATAGTCATATCTATTATTGTGAATATTATTTGCCTTAATAATAAATTCTTTTGTAGATAATTTCTTATGACCAAAACAAGAAATGCATCCTTTTTTACTAGAATGATTTCCAGGTGTTTGCCAAAAACTACCATGGATTGGGCATATAATTTCAACTTTAATTAAACTAGAGACATAGTTTACTTTAGAATAATCGTAGTAATTATTGTGAAGTTTCTTAGAATTATTAATAAATTCTTCAGTATTGGTTACATACCTTCCGCTGCATTTAGGACAACCGATTTTCAATTTAGTATGAGATTCAGCGACTTTCCAAAAGCTACCATGAGAAGAACAAATAATTTCTACCTTAGTTTTAGCATTTATATAATTAGTTTTAGAATAATCATACTTAAATTCATGAATAGAAATACATTCAGAAATGAATTCTTCGGTAGTTTTTCTTTTTGTCATGACAATTTTTTAAATAATTCGTCTGTTGATGATTGGACTATTGTAGTTACAGATTCTACATTTATAAAAAAGTCTACTGATTGTATGTAAGCATCCAGTTCTGCAAATTTTTCATTAAGATATTCCTCCACAGTCCCAGCTTCACTAGATTCTAATAAAGCTGGGACGTCAATGGAGATATCCGTCCCGTCGATCAATTTTATCATAATCGATCTAACAAATTCTAAGGGAACTTCTTGTTTCTCCACCTGCTTGAGAATATTCTTCCAATCTTTTTTAGCGTTGATTGAAATTTTCCGGGCTTTGGGTCCTGCGTTAGCTTTGGACTGAGACTTTCTTGGCATTGCGAGGAGCTCGTGTCTTGACTACTTTTGCTTCTTTTTCTTCTGGAAGGAACTTTTTTGCTTCCGCTTCCAAACGCGCTGCCTCTTTTAGCAAACCTTCCGCTTCAGTTTTCATTCTAGCAGCTTGAGCTAGATTCTGTTGTGCAAAATACGTATCATCTAATACACCGACACCACTTTGCGACTCATCAAATTGTTCTGCGATATCTTGTGCTTTTTGTTTGTATGGATTATTATTTCCATTCATGCCGCGATTTGAGTCTAGATCAGCCATTTTCTTAATTGCTTCTTCACCCTTTCGCATTTCAGAAAGAATGTTATTCAATTCATCAAGACGAACTTGACTAGTCGGGGTTGCTGTTACAATGACTTGATTTGTCGGGACTTTCTTGATAAATCCTTCTTTGTGCAAACTACCTAAAATGTTGCGACCATCATGCAATAAATTGCGGTGCAATGCTTCTGCAAATACGTCTGCTGCTTGCCCAGGTTGAGATTCAAGAATTGGCATGATAGTATCATGATACTTACGTGGTAGAGCATCACTATATGTCACGAGGCACATATGTGCTTCCTCAGGAACTTCACGATACAAAATTATTACTTTCTTATTGTTATGTCTACCAATATGCTTTATCACTGTGCTTCTCCTGGTGTTGATGATTCTTGTTGTGCTTCATTTGCAGCGGCTTCCTCTGCTTGTTTAGTGAATGCTGTTACGAAATTATTGATTTTATCAAAAATTTGACCGACGGCACTTAATTCGCCGCCCTTAAATGCTCCGCGTGTGCTTGCAAGTTCAATTACTGCAAGAACCGTTTGAAGGTCCTGGACGCCTAATTCTGGTGCTGTTTGTTGAGTGGTTACATCTGACATGTTGCTACATCTCCATTGAGTTATATACAGATATTTAACTAGTAGAGATGTGGCATGAGAAAAAACGTGGTTTAACCTTGTTCGAAGATTTCGTAAGCGACGACACCAGAATCACTTCCATTGCTAGATGTGATAGTGAAAGATGTAAATGGTGTTCTTGCTGACACTCGTAATGCCCCGGTGCTATTATTATCTTGTGCAGTTAGCTGGATTCTACTAGTTGCAGTAACTGAAGTATTTGATACAAGAACCGTTCCAGAAGACAGTGTAGCGACTCCTTGTTTGGCATTGGAACCCTCAGCGACCTTCAATCCAGCACCAATTGTAGAAATATCGATATTTCCTGTAACCGTTAATAAACTAGTTGTTACGGATGCAGAATTAATTGCACCTGCGACACCCGCACCACCCGCTACAATCAGTGCGCCAGTGGTAGTAGATGTTGATGCCGCAGTAGAACCTATAGTAACTGCACCAGACACAATACCACCTGTTGAACTATATGGCGTGTAGCCTAACGCGCCGTTCACGTCTGCTGAAAGCAATGTTACTGTCCCACTTCTAGTATTGAAAGTATTTAAAACATTTGATGCGTAGGAAGTAGAATACAAATCTGTGAAATTTGCATTTACTTTTTGCATACTATATCGTAACTTATCGCCGGTTCCGTCGTTGGAAGTTGCTCCAACATTGATTATTTGTTGTGTCATGTTTAACCTTGTTCGAAAATTTCGTAAGCAATCACACCAGAATCCCCTGAATTACTTGAGGTGATCGTAAATGATACCCCTGGCGTCCTAGACGAAATTCTTAATACACCTGTGCTATTATTATCTTGTGCAGTTAGGAAAATTCTGCTAGTCGCTGTGACGGAAGTATTTGGCACAACAATCACTCCAGATGATAGAGTAGCGACTCCTTGTTTTGCATTAGATCCTTCAGCAACTTTGATGCCAGAACCAACAACAGAAATATCTACATTTCCACCGACTATTACAGAGTTACCAGTAAAACCTAATTTATTTGTATAAAGATCAGTGAAGTTTGCATTCACCTTAGTCATGCCAGAACGAAGATTATCACCCGTTCCGTCGTTTGGTGCTGAACCTATATTAATTATTTGTTGTGTCATTTTGTCAATTCCATATTATGTATTTATTAACAAAATGGACAAAATTTAATACATCAAATAGCTTTTTAAGACAGGTTCAAATTGATGATGTATTGCATAGTATTCGCCTCTAATCATAATTTCATGATTAGAATTGATGGCGTTTTCTAAACCACTGTTATTATATTTTGCAATATCGAAAATCCACTCGCCAGGATCATGTTCGAATTGATCGAAAAATTGTTCTCTAGCTCCATCATTTACTGTTAGATTATCGATAACGTCAGAAAATAAATCTGCATATCTTCTTGACCAAGTAAAGTCGAATCCATTGATAGGGAAAATAATATACGGCACACCATAATTAATTGCAGCAGCTTTGTAACCAGAACAAAATATTGAATTACTTCGCAGTGCTTTAAACCCAGTTGCTTCTAGAGCACCATCAATCATATTTTGAATTTGCCCTGGAGTATCCATTGGCTTTCTATTTTCTCTAGATGATGATTTAAAGATAGTTGGTGCGCTACCTTGCAAATGTCTTGGTTTCCAAAATGTCCCTACATTTGAACCACCTACCTTTACGCCGCGGTATATAAATCTGTGAGCACTTTTTACTGCCTGCAATGCATCTCCACATTCAGATTCTAGGACGTCAATTATACGTTCCATGCCATGATACGGCACACCTTGCCTTTCGCCTGGATCTAGTTCAAATAGTTTCATGGTAGTGCAACCTTCAATGCCTTAGATAAACCTTTTCCATATTTTGAGTATCTGAATGCATAATAAGTTCCGTGTATCATTATTTCCTTACCAGACATTAATGCACCCTTTAAGTTAGTGTCTGAATAACTGAACTCAATCGGATCAAATTCTTTTGGATTAATGTTAGCTATAGTAGCCAACCGATTATTTGTAGCAAAATCATAAACTTCACTGCTCCAAGCAAAATCAAAACCATTGATGGGAAAAATCATATAAAGCCTACCATAAGTAACTGCTACACCCGCCAAACTAGTACAGAAAATTGAGTTGGATCTATGAGTTTTGAATCCAGCTTTTATAAATTGTTTATCAATTTGTTTCGATACAGATGGCTTGAATGTTAATGAATTTCTATGTTCTCTTGAACGTCCAATGAAAATATCCGGAGAAACAATATTCGACATACCCCTATATAAAAATGTATTTGTAGCTTGCATTGCAGCAATGGATTCACTACAATCAGACAAAAATTTACCAAAACTTTTGCTCAAATCTGTATTAGAGGGTTCGAATGTTTGTTTTTCGCCTGGATCTATTTCATTTATTTTCATACAAGTATTTATTGGTTATTGTATTTTGTATAGCCGAAAAAAAAGCGCTCCGGAGAGCGCTTGACAGTTTGCAACTATTATGCCCACTTAGATACTATTTTGTAACCTAAATCTCTTAATCGTATTTCTCGAATGAGAGTATCGAAATACAAGTCACTCCCTAAAATCTTGTTTTTGGGGTGCTTTTCATCTGGATCACATCTATCTGGGTGCCCATGCCAAAATTTACCGTGATATTCGTATATAGTATTTGTACTTGGATCAAAACCATCTACAACCGCATATGTTCCATCAGATAATTTAATTCGTTTTTGTTTGATTAGATTTGGTATATTTAATGAGGCCAACCACTCTTCCTCCACTTTACTGATTTTTGATTTGGCGCATGTAGGACAACCTTCGCCGTTTAAATGATCTGCTGGTCGTTTCTTGAATGTACCATGCAAACTACAAATAATGTCTAGTTTAGTCGATGCATTTACATAGATATTATGGTCTGGATAAGTATATCTGAAATTATGTTTGAGATTGGATTGATCTATAAAAGTTTGGTAAAGTTTTCGTTGTTTCGCGGCACGAACTTCTATACCACACTCTCTACATCCTTTCCCTGCTAGATGATTATTCGGCAATTGAGTAAATGTCCCATGAATACGACACTCAATTTCTACCTTTTTATATTGGCTAACGAATACAGTATTTGGATACAGATATGTGTCGCCATGAACCTCTTTAGCTTCTGCAATGAAGGTCTCAGTAGTTTTGCGAAATCCGTAACAGTATGGGCACTTCCCGCTTTTAAGATGATTAAAAGCATTTTGCCAATAAGGACCATGGACGGGACACACGACTTCGATATCAGAGTTGGCTCCGAAATACACTAATTTTTCATAGCCATCGCTTTTGCCAAACTTTAGATAAATTTCAAGGATATAATCTTCGCTTGTTTTTCTTTTAGTCATAAATTGATTATACTTGTAGTTGTTTTTAGTCGCAATAAGGAAAACGGAGCAATTGCTCCGTTTTTGTAAGTTACTAGCTTAGATTACGCTTTTTCTTCAATTGCGTCATAAAACACTGTCTGACCAAACGGCCCTTCGATATCCTTCGTGCCGTATGCAAGCCAGATCGTATCGCAGTAATCTGGATCACCCCAACCCGCACAAGGATACATATCCGAAG